CCGCCTCCTCCAACCACCGGGAACCTGCTGAACTTGGAACAACTCCCCCCGCCGAAATCCCCCTTCAGCAGGGCGCTAAACGCAGTTCCGCCGCCCGCGCCGCCCGCGCTACCGCCCTCCCCTGCAGCAGGAACCGGTCTTGCTCCGGTTGAACAAGCGCCCGCACCTCAACCCCTTCCCTCGCGCGCAACCCAACTGCTGGGTTACAACCCGTCCGAAGAAGAGATTCGTCTCACGATGGGTCAGCAAAGCGCAGCAACTCAACGCCTAAAAACAACCCCAGACGATGTAATCGCACGACGCCTTCTCGTCGAAACCAACGAAAAACTCGCCAAGATAGACCCCCATATTCGCAAGGAAATTCTCGATAAAATCGCCGAAGAAAAACGTGTCTTTGAAGGAGAGGAAGTCACGGGCGGGCGTAAAATTCTAGACCGCATTGAGGGATACATTGCGAAAAACACCCCTTCGACCCCGTCTATCCGCGGAGGGGCGCTCAGTTCTCTGCAACGCGTGCGCGTACGGAGCGCGCTCGAACTCAAAAAGGGTTCATTCTACGAACGGTATCCCGAAGACCAGAAATTCACGCTGTACTACCCGGAACGCGACGAAAACAGCACGACTTCGTGGAGGACCTTCCCGTCCAATCAAGTCGGCGACAAAATTAAGATAAGCGTAAAAAACCCCCACGGCGATCACCCGACCGCAACCGTCGCTATGCTCGGAGGCGCGAACAACACGTATTCGTTCGAGTTCCGCATCAAACACATGCGACACGACGCGTACGAGGACGCGATCGACCGCGCGCGAAGGGCAGAATACCGCCCTCCTACAAAGAAGCAAAATCCACTTCGGGATATGACTGCGAAGGAAATGCGCTCCAACTCCACATTCAAACGAGGATTGGCAAAGGCGCAATCTGCCGCAAGCGCCGCCAAGAGGGACGCCGAACTACAGAGCGACCTGAACGCCCCGATACACCCATTTGCGGTGCCGGAAGGCGGGACCCGCACGGGGACCCGCACGGGGACCCACACAGGGACCCGCAAAAATGGAAGGCGCCATTCGAAAATCCACAGACGGAACAAGAAGAAATGAGCACCACGCCACAAATTCCTTCGAAGAACGTGCGCGAGGCGATTCGCCGGTTCGCGGCGCTCGAGCACCCCGACGACACGTTTGGCAAGTTTCTCCGCGAATTTAGGCGATACTCCCTGGACGGGTACGCCAACATAACCTTCATTCTGCCCGGAAAGCACACGTACGACTTTCACTCGTCCGAGATCGGACTGGTGAAGGTTGTAATCATAAAGGTCGACGCGTGGCCGTGCGCGCCGCCCCCGCAGTTCCAGAAGACCAGGTGGTGGAACCCCCTTCAGAAGCGTCCGAAGCGTCATGCGTGTATGTACAAGGCGTAACCCGTGACGTACAGCGTCGTCACGAGCAGAGAGGCGCTCACCCACGTTTTTTCGCCCGCCAAGTACATTGTTAGGAGCGACGCCAGAACCATGTAGACCGCGTCCACGATCAAGACCTTCCACGACTCAGAGTTTCCGACGTACGTCTTCATGACGTCGAATATGTGGTTCTTCTGAACGTTCGGGACCAGCAACTGAGAGAACGCGAGGTCGTGCACCTGCTGGATGACGATCGCGATCGCGCAAAAGAGGGCGGGACTCCAGGACTTGCTGACGAACCCGTACGCGACCTGAGCGAGAAGAATACCGATGACGATCGACGTTACGTCGAGCATGTACGCGACCAGACCGAACCTGTCGTACCACTTCGAGATCGACGCCTCCTTCGGGTACTGCCGCCACACGAAGAGTCCCGCCGTATCCACGACGCACGCCGCCACGAACGCCGCAAAGATGACGTGAATATCTTCGAAATTACGGATATCCTGTAGAAGCATTATAATACCCCCGCAAATGTTTATCGTCATGGTCGTCGGAAACCCCAAAGAAGCAGCGCGGTTCCTTGAGAACCTGCAGCAGCAGTACAACGATTTGATCTGGATGGAGCACGACCCCAAATTTTACGAGAACACCGACCTGTTCGTATCGTGCGGGTACGAACCGTATCCTCCGAAGGGCGCACGCAGCATAACGTGGAGCGGCGACGATGGCGAGACTATCGCGCGAGTCTACAAAACTCTACTTCCTCCGGCGGGTAGAGTGGCGAGCGCGACGATGAGTCTTTCGTAGGGTTCTGCGCGTGCGCTGCTTGCGCTGCTTGCGCTGCTTGCGCCGCTTTCCCCCATCTACCTCCATCGGTTCTGCCTGTGACTCCAGCGCTTCAAATTCATAACCAACCGCATTCGGTCGAATAGAAATGACGCCCTTGTCAATCATGAACTTGTTATAACCGTTGTCAAATCCAATGTATTTTGCGTCTTCGTGTAAAAGTATAACCTTGTCACGAACCGGTCCCTTGATTCTGTAATGATTTCCCACGACAAGCTCCACGGGCACTTCCATCTATATTTATACTGTACGCGTTAAATAATGTTCGACGTCGTGTGGATGCTCGTCGGTTTCGTCGCAGGAATGGTCGTCACGTGCGTCTTCGTCCCCCCCATGACGCGCAAAAAGATGGTTCCTGACATTTCGAACCCCGAACTGGTGTTCCGAAATCCCAAGACTGCGAATGCGTGCTTCCGCGCGCGGTCCTACCAAGTCCCGTGCACGTCGTCGGTGGACTTTTTGAATTAACCTAAATTTTATTCATCTTGAACGGGAGTCCATGGCCGAACAGAATCATGTATACTAGAGCAACCGCCGCTATCAGAATGCTTCTACGTTCCGCAACCTCGTTTTGCTGCCGCAGTCCAAACACCATAACCGCAAATAGTATCAGTCCGATCAGTGCAGCGTGTACTACCATCATCCAGTGCTGCTCCATGTTTATTCAAACGAAACATTTACTTCTCACTCAATTAATAACCGACATTCCCAAGGTGTTTAACGGAATACTGAATCTGCTGCGTTACCGCGTTGTACTGGGCGATCTCCGTCGGTCGCACGCTGTGAATCGAGGTCGTCACGCTGCTCTTTGGCGAATTCGAGTTGGCGTTCCGGATAATCTGCAGTTTTTGCGCCTTGAGGAGGTCCGACGAGTTCCCTACTTTTACATTGCCCGGACCACTGCTGTGACTCCCAAAGTATTGCATTTCTGTATATTATAATGCTGCGCGAAATTCTTGCGAAACCAGAGGCGAGGATGCTATTCTCGTTTGTCATCGGACTCGGTCTCGCCGTCCTGATGTTCCACCGCCCGCAGGTGGAGGTCGAGGAGAGTCTGCACGAACCGGAGACACTGCGGACGATGATTACGCGCGTGGACGGCAAGTGCTACCGCTACCGCATCGAGGACGCGTCGTGCCCCGACGTGAGAGTTTCCGCGTAGGATATATAAATGAGCGACGCTACTCCTCTCGACCAGTTGATGCCCGCGGGCGGATCCCAGCAACCCGCCATGTCTCTGCCGGCAGCAACGACGTACCCGCAAATGATCACGCCGGGCACCTCGAACGCGATCGTGTCGCCGCCGCACCCAGGTCAATCGGCGCAGATGCACCCTTACATGATCAAGAACGTCCTCAAGAACATCATGACCTACCTCGCCATCTTCGGCGCCGTCTTTCTCGTGTCGCTGTCGCAAGTCCAGTCTCTGCTCCTCCGCTACATCCCCAACTCCTACGCGGGCAGCGGCGTGGTGTCCCTCACGGGCGCTGCCGTCCTCGGCGCCGTCGGCGTCGTTCTCGTCTACGTCATCCAGACCCTGCTGCAACCCCTGATCTAGCGGCGCGTCATTGTGTTCCTCTTCCTCTTCATCGCTTTACGCGCTTTCACTGTTTTGCGCCCACGCCTCTGCCTCCGGCGTCGTCGTCTTGCGCCCATCATTCCATGATTTTCTGCTGCAAAGTTTAATTCTGCTTTCAAGTTTTCCAAGTCTGAAATTTTTGGGTTTAGTTTCGCGTCATTTTTAGAAGCATCGTCCGGGAGTCTTTCAATCTCCTCAGTAATGGCGTTTAGAAACTCCAACTGTTGTCTGGAATCGGGCATATTTTGTATGCGGGGTACCCTCACGTCCTCAAGAATTTCTGGATGACTGACAACCAGAACCGCGTAAAGTTCCGGTTTGTTCAGATCAAACGCATAAAAAGCGGGCGTGTGTCCTTCATCGTCTATAGCAAGTGGATCAGCGCCAGCATTGAGCAGTGCTCTCGCCTTTTGTGCGTCTCCATCCACGACTGCTTCGTGAAGTTTGACTGCCATTGTCCTAACCTCATATTAATTTTTACACTACGTCTTCAACCAGTCACAGGGCGTCGGGCAGCGGTGCACGCGGTTGCGCGCCCGTTCAAGTTCGTCCGCGAACTGGTTGTCGATCGTCAAGTAGTCGTCTTTGAGGTTTATAATCTTTTTCACGATGATACGCTGAAGTTCGCGAAGATCGGACAGTTTCGTCTCCTCGAGAGGCGTGCGGTTTTCGTTCTGTTTCAGAACCGTGATGTCGTTCAGCGTGTCCTTCAGATCGTTTACGCACTCCTGCTCCTTATAGTGAATCTTCTTGACCTCTGCGAACACGTTCATGCCGTAGAGGTGAGGATAGTTGTAGCGCACGTACTCGGGCAGACCGAACTGGTTCGCCTCCTTGACTTCGCGGATGTTCTTTTCGGTGGTCGTCATGATGCTTTCTATGCTTTCGACTGCTCCGTGGACAAAGAGCATCTTGCCCGAGTTAAACACGAGAATAGACTCCATCTTGTCGAACTTGTACGCCGCCGTCCGGTGCGCCTCCGCCTTCGCGTCGAGTTTCATGTAACTCACGAGCGCCAAAATGAAGGCGTTCGCGCCGCTCAAACTGCTGATGATGGTGGCGCCGTACGAAATGTCTTTGAGCGCGAGACTCAAAATGGTGCACACGGAGGTGATAAAAATGGCGGGCAGCATGAGGGCGTGGAGGCGCTGCTCGCATATCGTTTTCGCCTCAATGTGGAGGATCTTCTGCCCCTTCAAGTACAGCGCCATGATGTCGCAGATCGCAGAGTGATTGTTTACGATATCGTTGAAAGAGGTCTGAATAAGTTCGTCGACCTGCGAAAAGGTTAGAAGCGTCCCGTTGGACGAGGAGGGGTCCAAGTCCAGTTCAACGACCGCGTCGTCGTTCCCGCTATTGCTCCCGTTTGTCGTCGCGCTGTCCTCGTGTACATCGTGCAGTTCCGTCGATATTCTCGTCAGAAGGGGCGTGTCCGGACTCGCTACAGTCACGGTAGGAATCGCGCTGTGCGTTCTCACGGTGGGACGACGCACAACACTCAGGGGGGTATTCTCCGCCCCCGACATTATCTCCTTCCAGTAAATAAATGGCGTCCTGGCTGTGTAGCGCCACCAACAGTGCAAAAGGAGGAATAGGTCTGCTTAGCATGGAAGTTGTTGCCGCGGCAGTTGCCGCCTCGTCCTCGTCCTCGTCCTCGTCCTCGTCTAAACGCGGCGCTGCTGCTGCCCCCGAAAGAAACAGCGAGCGCGCGTCCTCCTCGTCGAAATCCGACGGGTCAAAAAATTCGTCGTCTTCGTCTGCATCTGCGTCTGCCCGTCTAAACGCCGCCAAACTCAGCGCGCAGTTCGGTATTTAATTTGATTTGATTTATTTTGTTCATATTTCATTTCATCGACTCCATGGAGAAGCAGACGACGTCGTAGTGGGACTCGGCGTCGTCGAGGGCGTTCATCGCCGCGACAAGCGTGCGGAACGATTCGCGGACCACGCGCGCCTGAATGCGCTTGGATTCGCGCAGTTGGAGGAATGTCTCCATAGACACTTTGGCGTGGAAAGCAGAGTCGAGCGCCGCCTCGCACTCTTTGAGTGTCTTGACTTCTGCATCGTGCGCCGCCTGAGCGAGCATGAGTTTATCCTTTGCGTTCAAGACATCGAGGATGGCGATCTTCTTTTCGAGCGAGTTCAACTTCATTTGCGGGGTGTAGAGGGACCAAGACATTTCATGCGGTTATCACACAGACGAACGCGGCGATCCGTTTTTCTCTGTTGGATATAAACAAACAAATGGCCCAATCCCTCCTCCTCACGTTTGCAGTTGCGATTTTTGTAGGCGGCGCCCTGAAGGATTTCTTCCAGGCGTTCATCTCGGGCATTGTCACGCCATTCCTCGTCGTGCTGTTCCCCAGCGCGCAACAGACGGTCGGCGGATTTGTCATTGAAATTGGTCCCGTCAAGCTGAAGGTCGGAGACGCAATCGGCGCCGCCGCGACCCTCATCGTCGCGCTCGTCGTCGCCGCGGTTGCCATGCCGTTTCTGAAGGAGTACTCGCCGGTGCAGGGCGGGCGCCGATAAGTCGTCACCGATGAACGGGCGCCGGTAAACAGGTAAACAGGTAAACTACCGAATCCAATCCACGAATTCAATGGTCAACCAAAGGATCACGAGACACCCCATGATCGCAAATAATGTCTCTTGGTCAACGGGCATGTCTGCGGGCATGTCTGCGAGCAGCGTCATTTAGTTGTTGTAATGTATAACTAACAATGCTTCAAACATATTTGCAACCTTACCGGTCGCGGTCGCGCGGATACATCCACGACCCGATCGCCAAGGTGTTTGACCGCATACTTCTCGGCGCGGGATTCTACCTGCTCCCCAATTTTGTCAACGGACACCAGATCACGCACGTGATCAACTGTGCGGACGACAGCGCCTGTCCTGCGGGTCTCCGGGTCTACCTCGGCAAGAACTATACATGCCTCAACGCCATGGACGACCCCACCAACATTATCGACAAGCACTACCCCGCGTTCGAAGCAGCAATGGACGCTTATCTGCGCGACCCCGTGTGCAGAAACGTCTACGTCCACTGCCAGGCGGGCATGAACCGGTCCGCGACGCTCGTGCTCGCCTACGTCGTCAAGCGCTTCCGCGTTCAGTTGTTATACCTCGTGACCCACGTCGTGCGCCAGAGACCCTGTATCATGACGAACTTGCACTTCCAGGAGTATCTCGTCAAATTTGCGTCTGACCTCAAGAATAATGTGGGCGAGCGTGCAGAATAGCATAGCGGGGATCGGAGACAACCCCCTTGGCACCGCAAGTTCGGGGGCAGACGCAGTGCTCGGCAAGTCCTACGATTACCTGAAAGACATTCAATCGCCCTCCAAAAAAGGAGTGTCGAGCGCCGGCACGATGGACCAGGTGTTTACCAACACCGGCGCCATCACCGGATACGTGAATGATCTGATTGCGGGACCTACAGATGGCAGCGGTGCGTTCGGAAACCAAATGTTTTCCGACACGGGCGGCAAATGTAAGGCGCCCAACGGAGAAGTCGTGCACCGCTCGACGTGGATTAACAACAAGATGGGCGCCACTGACGCCGCGGGCATTCTAGGAGACAGTTTCCAGCGCGCCGTTGGAGACACGGGGATGAATGGTATAGTCCCGGGAATTGGCGGAGACATCGCGGCAATGAACCCCCTGAAAATCATGAACGCGATGGTTCTAGATGCGATCCCGCCATGCCAAGCGTTCACGTGTCCCGTCACGAATGACGACGGTACAACCCGTGGCACCCAAACTCGCTTTCTCTCGCCCTCGCTCGAATTCAATATGCGAGGGTGCAAGGTGGCGGGAGGCGCAGAGTTGCAGGAGGCGCTCGATGTCGACCGCGCGCGAACGAAGGCAGAGGAAGCAGCGAAAGCAGCAGCAGCAAAAAAAGGAGAATCGTTCGCCCCGTACTTTCCGAGTTCCTACGGTCCCAACGTACTCGTAAACACCGATCCCACCCCTGGCGTTGTTCTGGGGATCGCCGTCGCGTTATTTGTAGGGTATGTCGCCACACACATCCGTTAACAGTCACTTACAGCAAGAGACTCAAGACCCACAATGTCAACGGACGTGTTCAAAGTCAAGAAGGCGCGCGAAACTCCGGCATCGCACAAGTCGAAATCGGGGACGCTGGACTCTATGCACGAGCAGCACATTCTGGATTTGAACCGCAAGACGTCCGAGGAAAACGTGGAGAACCTAGAGAAGAAACTCTCCGAACTGCATGCGGTCCTTTCGAAACCGTTCAACTGCTTCGACTTTGACGAATCCATGCAGCACGCACACACGGAGCAAGAGGTCAAAAAAGTCCAGGCAGAGTTGGACGAAGCGAAGAGCGGGGCGTGTCTTTACAACTACTACCTCGGCAGCGGAGACATCATGCTCGAATACTACCAACAAGTGAGTAGGAAGTCAAACGCAACACCGCTGCAACCCGCCGTTCGCACCAGCGCTGCTCCACTGGGAACGTTTGATAAACTCTTTTCCGTCGCCGAAACTGCCCTTGGACCCTCCCGCAAAAAGATGTTCGACGAGTACATGCAGCGCCGCGGTCTGTCGGACGGCGTCGCCGAAGCGCAGGACTATAAACTGTCTGAGCACTGCTCCGACTGCAATGTCGCCCGCGAAGAAATCACGTCAGAAGGTATTCTTGTGTGCCCCAAGTGCGGCAGCGAAGAGTACGCCCTCGTCGTCTCCGACTTTCCGAGTTTCCGCGACCCGCCCAAGGAGCGCAACAACTACGCATACAAGAAGCAGAATCATCTTAATGAAATCCTGAACCAGTTTCAGGCGAAGGAGAGCACCGAAATCCCCGAAGAGGTCATGAGCGAAGTCATTTGCGAAATAAGGAAGCGACGCATCGACAACATTGCCTTGCTCACCGAACAAAACATTCGCGAAATCCTCAAAAAACTGAACCGAAACAGGTACTACGAGCACGCCGCACATATCCTCAGTCGCTTGAACGGGAATCCTCCGCCAACGATCACCCCCGAGATCGAGGACAAGATCCGCGCCATGTTCCAGGAAGTCCAGGCGCCCTATCTGCTGTACTGCCCCGACGAGCGCCGCAATTTCTTATCCTACTCCTACATCATCTACAAGTTTCTCGAACTGTTGGAGTTGGACGAATACAAGGTGCATTTTCAGTTACTAAAAAGCAGAGACAGACTCATACAGCACGACACCATCTGGAAGAAGATCTGCGAATACTTGCAGTGGGAGTTTATCCAGAGTGTTTAGTTTTACTTTGATTTTGATTTACATACCTCTGCGAAGGCGTATATAATATGCCATCTCCGCGGCAAGCGTTTCGCCTTCACCTGCCGGCAATCCCGCACACGCTAACGCACGATGATTACAGTCACTGTGCGTTCACGGGAAAGGTATTGCGGTTCAGTTCGATGATGCGCAGTCGCGGATTTGAAGTCATTCATTACGGCGCAGAGGGGTCCAAAAGCGGCGCCACGCACGACGTTCAACTGTTTACCCGGCAGGAATGGAAGGATCTGCGCGTCAAGTCTATTCGACACCTGAAACCTACAGACTTCAAGACGGATGAGGAAGCGCAGGCGTACCTCGATAACCCGAAAACTTTTTTCGGAGAACTGGCAAACTGGTCGACGCCGCTCTACGAAGAGTTCAATCGCCGTTTCAAGGTTGAACTCTCGAAGAATTATAAGAAACCCGATCTGGTCTGTATCGCGCTTGGCAAGTCGTATGACGCAGCATTGAATGATATGGACGTCATTCCTATTGAAACGGGAATCGGGTACGGTGGGTCGTGCAAGAACTTTCGGATCTTTGAGTCACATACGTGGATGGCGCGGACGCTCGGAGTTGAGGATAAAGATCCCAACAACTACTGGTTCGTGATTCCCAACTTTTTCAACACGCTCGAATTTCCGTACTCTCCGACTCCGCCCGTTCAGACCGTTGGGTTCATGGCGCGCATTGGTAATTGCAAGGGGTGCAATGTCATCGTGGAAATCGCCCGTCGCATGCCAACTGTGCGGTTCGTGCTGTGCGGTCAGGGCGACCCGACACCGTATACGGTTGTTCCGAACGTTGTCTATAAGGCGCCGATCCACGGTCGCGAGCGCGGGAGGTTTCTTGGAAGTCTAACCGCATTTCTGGCACCCACGAAATACCTCGAACCGTTCGGAACCGCAATGGTCGAGGCGCAATTGTGTGGAACTCCGGTCATTGCATCGGACTGGGGCGCGATGTCGGAAACCATCGAGAACTTCAAGACAGGCGTGCGCTGCCACACGCTGCAAGACTACGTCGAGGCAGTCCAGATGGCGCTCGATGGCAAGTTTGACCGAGCATATGTCCGCAAGCGCGCCGTGGAAAAGTACGACATGTACACGCTGGCAAAACACTACGAGTACGTCTTCAAGTCGGTGGTGGATATCCACAACGGCGCAAGTGGTTGGTACTCCAAAGATTCGTACCTTGCACTCGCAGACGGCACGGTAGCACCCACGCCCCGCCTCGGCAAGATTCACCTATGCATCGCCTACTTTGGCAAGGAGTTCCCTAACTACTTCCAGTTGTACCTAGACTCACTTGCTATCAACACCGACATCCTCGTCGTTCATTTGTACACCAACATTTCGCTTGACGGTTATGAATGCCCGTCCAATCTGGTCGTTGAGCAAATGACATTTGCGGAACTCAATCAGAAAATGCGCGACTTTTTCCTATGCGAATTCGGTGCTATCGTCGAAACCCCGTTACTAGAAACATTCCCATACAAGTTGTGCGAGTTTAAAGTGGCATATCACGATATTTTTGACCTACGTATCTCCGAAGACGACTACTTTGGATGGGGCGATATTGACGTGATTTACGGCAAGGTGTCCAACTTTATCGACCTCTCGCGGAACTACGACCGCATCGGGTACAACCGCGCCCATTTCATGGCACTGCGGAACACCGAGGCGTACCGAAAGTTGTACAAGACTGCGGCGCCCGACGTGCTCGACATTTTTAAGAACAACAAATGGTATTCAGGATACGACGAAGGAAAATTTGCAGAAGCGCTGTCTAAGAATGATCACGCGTTTCCTATGTGGGACCACATGTGCGATATCATCCCGGAGGAGTGGAACAAGCGGTGGTTGCCCGAAGGTTCTACTGCAGTTTTTTACGATACCTACGACATGACCAAGGATATTCGGCACGTAAAGTATTCGCCCGATGAAGGACTTGTGGTTACGTACGCCGACGGCGAAACGCGAAACGCCGCATACGTTCACCTTCAGAAGCGAAAGTTCCCAAATCCGACGTTTCGGGGAAAGCAACCGTTTTACATCATGCAGTCCTTCATGACGGATGCAATTTAAAGGGTAATTTGATGATTATTTAATGGGCGTGGAAGGCATATCCTTCATGATGCGCGTGCGCAACGAAGAAGGTACGCTTGAAGAGAGCATTCGGTCCCTGTTTGCTCTTAAAATCCCGTACGAAATTGTCGTCGTACTTCATTTGTGCACGGACGGGAGTCGTGCAATTGCCGAACGACTTCAGGGCGAAAACGACAAGATTCGGATTCTTGAATATTCAGAAGAGACTTCGCGTGCAGGGTATGAGACGCTCGCTACAGATTCAGAGTCTAAACATAGTTTGCCGACATACTATACATGGTGCCTGAAACAGATGCGTCTTCCATGGGTCTTCAAGTGGGACGGAGACTTTGTGGCAACTGACGGACTTATTCAATTTTTAAACGGAGTCTGGTGGGCGCACTGGCACGGGCGCTACAAGATTGAGGCGCGCGGTCCGTCTCATTCAGTCCGAGAAGTATACTTGGCATGCGGGTTCGAGAAGTATGTGAAGTATGTATTCTGGGAACTGGGGTGGTTTGTCGCCCCACCACAATGCCACGATGTATACAACGCACCTCCCGATGCGTACATACGTCATGCATCCTCCGTTTCAGATATAAAATCGCATTGGGTACGAGTTCCGTGGTATACGACAGAAGACAGCGACGAAGCGCGGTTGGTCACCGAGAGACTTCGCAGACTTACAGAAGATTTCGGACCCGAACCACAGGGTCTGGCGCGGTCAGGAAACGAAGAGGCGCACGATTACCAACTCCGAATACAGGAGGCGAACCCAGACTACATCCGAACTGAATCGTAGCGAAAACGGATATACGAAGTCTCGGTATGTATCAAGCATACAGACACGATGCTCACTACACCCAAACCCCGTTTCAGCGCGTCCGAAGTTGCCGGAATCCTGGGTCGCAACCCCTACAAAACTAAGAATGAAGTACTCCTGAAGGTTCTCGGTCAGTTTCCGCAGTTTAAACCGATTATAGAGTCGGTGAAGTCGTCGCTGGGCGGCAAGACAGAGCGCGAGATTGTAGCAGAAGCGCCGCCCGAGATCCAGCGGGTGCTCGCCCAATCGGTTGCCGAGGCGACGACAGTTCAGACCGACGCGGAGTTCGAGGGCGTCGTGAAGCGCTTCAAGGAGCAGAATGCGAAGGTTCTACTTACGAACGCGCTCAACGGGTCGAATGTGATTCGAGATCTTGACATTGATTCGGTAAAGGCGGCAAGGACCCGTATCCAGACCGGGCAAACCACGGTGGAGCGTGAGGTGGCGGTTTTGGGACCTGTTCTGGCGGGGGTGATTGATGCGTCGAAGGAGCAGGAGACGTTGGCGTCGGAGATACAGAAGCGGCGCGGGACCAAACTCGAAAAGGTCGCGGAGGATGCATTTGTTGTAGAGTCCGGCAAGGAAATCACGGAGCGCAACACGTTCACCCAGTTGGAGTGCCCCGAGTACCGCCTCATCGGGTACATTGACGGTTTCCAGGACGGCAAGGTGGTCGAGACGAAGAACCGGAAGCGCTACTGGTCGGTGCCGCCCGCCTACGACTTCGTGCAGTTGCGCTGCTACATGCGCATGAAGGGCAAAGTAGACGGCGTGCTTCTCGAGAACTTTCCCGCCAAAGCGCCGCGGACGACGCACATTCTGTGGGAGGACGCCGAGTGGCAGTCGATTCACGCGGGTCTGTGCGAGGTGTCGGCGTTGATTGCGGGGATGAAGGACGCGGACGTTGCGAATGTGGCGCGAGCAGTGTACGCTTAATGTGAAAAACGTATCCTTAAACATATTTAATGTCTTTTTGCATAAATCAGACAGCACAAGATGTCTTCTACCAAACTCCATGCGTATCACGACGGTTCTTCGTTGATGCTCGGCACCGTATACACCCTTATGAAGATTCCAACCTGGCGAGGCAATCGCATTCTGGATAGAGACCACGCCAAAAAGTTGCAAACTGCAGTTGAGAATGTGCAACTTCTCGACAAGGGATACTACGTTATCGTCGTCCCCGAGACAGACGCAGGCGGTAATGTCGTTGAGCAGCGCTACATTGTCGACGGACAGCACCGATTGAGCATACTAAAAGAAGCGCGCGATACAGGATTCTTCCCCGACTTTCCTGTGACATACACCGAAAAGATTGTGGAAAGCGAAAGCGATGCGATCGAATACTTTAACACCATCAACAGCATGAAACCGATGCCCCCGCAAGACGAAGACAGCACTCCCGAAACAGTCATAAACCGATGTATCGTTGCGCTTGAGAAGGAGTTCAACACCTCCAAGAAGAAGTCGGACTGGTGTCTGCGCGCAACCGAGACGAAACGCCCATTCCTCTGCGTCCACGATATCCGCCCACTACTTCACACAAACATGGGGCGTCTGCGCACTGTAAAACCTGCCGAGTTTGCAAGACGCGTCCGGGTGTGGAACGACAAGCATGTCGAGGAAATTGAACTGCAAATGGCAATGACCGTCGGCGTTCCACCTATACGAGTGAAGTGCCACGAGCGCAAGTTTGCTCTCGCGCTCCACCCAAAATTGCCCTGGATTGTGGCGTGCCTCGCGTAAAAACGGATTCACTAAATGTAGTCATGTTTTTTGTATGACACGATGGCAGAGATAGCAAAGAGACTTCATGAGATATTTCTTAGGTCACCGATGAATTTGTGGGATGCGTTTGAAGAAGAGTGCAGGAAGTTTTACGACGCGCCGGCGCACAGTTTCGTCGAGATGCGCACGCGCGACAACAAGAAGATCCGCGGCGACATGTTTGAGGACTTCTGCGTCCAGTATTTGAAGTTTGTGCAGGGATACGAAGAGGTGTGGTTGCTCGAGGACGTCCCCGAGGATGTTTTGACGAAACTCGGAATGCAGCGCCGCGACGTGGGCATTGACCTTGTGGCGCGCCACAAGGGCAAGTATATAGCAGTCCAGTGCAAGTACAAGAAGCAGGAGACTTCCAAAACAAAAATCGTGACGTGGAAGGCGCTGTCGACCTTCTACGCGCTGTGCATGCGCACGGGACCGTGGGAGAAGTTCGTGGTGATGACGAACTGCGCGTACGTGCGCCACATGGGCAAGAAGACGCCGAAAGATCTGTCGATATGCCTCCGCAAACTGCAGGGCGTATCGAAAGAGGACTGGTTAAAGATGTGCGGACTCACGGGGCATGTGCTTGCGTCCGGAGCAGGCGCCGGAACCGGAACAGAAGTGGTTGCGGTTGCGAAGAAGGCGCCCGCACTGAGCGAAGAAGAGGTTCGACTGGCGCGACTGAAATTCCTCGGCAAAGTATAAGTATACGATGCAAGGCGCAGGACCAAAACCCTCTCAACCTGCTGCTGCTAACATGCCACCTCCGCCGGGCGGAACTATCCCGGCGCCGCCGCCGCCGAACCCGCCGCCGGCGTCCACGAACGCGCTCGGAAATACGACGCCCGCCACACCTGCGACTCCCTCCGAATCACTCAAGAAGGAAACCGGGGCTGTTGGCGAGACGGGAAATAAAGTGTCGTCGTTTATGTCATCCATCGGTTCCGGAAAGTTAGATACTGGAAACACGTTTATTGCACTCGTTGGCATTGCGTGGGTTGTGTTTGGGTTCGCAGGGTTTGTAATGTCTCTATGGTGCCTCGGGTTTTCCGGTAATGTCGGTCAGAAGATCGGGGGGATGTTTTTCGCCATCCTCCTCGGACCTTTTTACTGGTTGTACTTCTACTCAGTGCCGTCGTACTGCGCGCGTCTTCCGCCCCCCTCGACGCTTTTTTAGGGTCTTACCCTTGCCCTTCCGCCCCCGCCGACCGCCGTATGCAGCGTTGACGTTCGGCGCGGCAGGCGCGGCAGGTGGGGCAGGCGCAGACGATGACCCAAACCAGTTCAGGGGGTTCCACATGGACTTTTTCTCTGCAAGCGGAGGCGCGGAAAGTTCCATTTGTACTCTATCGAGTTTTATTCTTGCGCGTGCCCGCTCGCCGGTAGCAGTTCTTGTACGGTCTGCACGACGCGCGCTGCGTGAACCCCATCTTTTTGCACCTCGTCTTTTTGCAGTAGGACCTACTGAAACGACGCGGAAAACTATACTTTGCCATACTTACTCTAAAACGGATACACTTTTCACCAATCAAAGCGAAGAATATATAGTACAGAATGCTGAAGATTCCCGCCGCACACGAAGTTCCCGATGTCACGACAGGATACACCTTTCCCCTCGACCCGTTTCAGAAGCAGGCGATTTACGCGATCCAGCGCGACGAGAATGTCTTGGTAACCGCCAAGACCGGCAGCGGCAAGACGCTCGTCGGCGAGTACCAGATCGAACACTCGCTCGCCAAGGGCAAGCGCGCGTTTTATACGACACCCATCAAGTCCTTGACCAACCAGAAATTCAGCGACTTGAAGGCGATTTACGGACCGCGCGTCGGCGTCATGACGGGCGACATCAAGTTCTGCCCGCACGCCGACGTCGTCGTCATGACCACCGAGATCCTGCGGAACCTGCTGTTCAAACAGGGGGCGTCCACGGAAGCGGTTGGAGTTACTGCAGCACTCTCGATGGACGGCGTGGATTCGGTCGTGTTCGACGAGGTGCACTACATCAACGACCCCGACCGCGGCAAGGTGTGGGAGGAGTGCCTGATGCTGCTGCCGCCCTCCGTGAACATCGTGATGCTCTCGGCGACCATCGACAGTCCCGAGACGTTCGCTCGGTGGGTGGGCGACCTCAAGAAGCGCCCGGTTCATTTGATCTCCACGGAGCACCGCGTGGTGCCGCTGAAGCACTGCATTCCTGGCGCGGGCGCGGATGGCGAGCACGAGGTCGTGATGGACGCACGCAACCGGTTTCATCGCGAAACATATATGGCGTACCTCCGCAAGTTGAAGCGCGACGACGACGAGCAGCGCAAACTCGCCGATGCGGTCCGCAGTCGCGAGGACGGCGACGCCCCCGTCGAAAGAACCGTGCGCATTCAGAGTTTCATCCACCGCATGAACCGCCTCGTGGAATCTCTCAGTCTGAACTCGCTTCTGCCCGCGCTGTTCTTCGTGTTCTCACGGAAGCAGTGTGAGCAGTATGCTGCCTCCATCGAGGGCAACCTGCTGTCCGAGCGCGAGTCTGCCGATGTCGCCAACATCGTGCGCTTCCACCTCAGCAGACATAAGGAACTCGAGAACATCGGGCAGTACTACGCGCTTCTATGCCTGCTCAAAAAAGGCGTGGCGTTCCACCACAGCGGTCTGCTGCCCCTGCTCAAAGAGATCGTCGAGGTCCTGTTCTCGCGCGGTCTCGTCAAGGTCCTGTTTGCGACCGAAACCTTCGCCGTCGGGATCAACATGCCCACGAAAACCGTCGTCTTCACGTCCTACCGCAAGGTCGACGACTCGGGTCAACTACGGATGCTGCGGGCGCACGAGTACATTCAGATGGCGGGGCGGGCGGGGCGGCGCGGCAAGGATACCGAGGGTCTCGTGCTCTACCTGCCCGCGCACCGCCCGGAGAGCGTGGAGGACGTGCAGGCGATGATGACGGGCAGCGCACAGACTCTCGAATCCAAGATGGACTTCCACTACGACTTCATTATCAAGTGCCTGCAGTCGGGCGGCAAGGTGGGGACCGACGACATGGCGCGCAAGTCCTTCTGGTACTCCTCGCGCCTCGCGGAAATCGAGGCGCTCGAGGATCAGAACCGAGACCTCGAGGACATGACGCTCTGCCTCGACTCTGCGGAGTTTCACAACCGCGAAACCATCGAGGAAAACATGCGGTCTAGCGCGCCCTCGGACCGCAAGGAGTGGCAGCGCAAGTTGGACACCTGGAAGAACACGCACTTCGGTCCGCGCTGGGAGAACGGGTGGAAGCACTTCAAGCAGTGCAAGGTCGCACAGGGCAAGATGGCGTACAACACCGCCCTCATTGAGAAACTGCGCCACGTCGAAATGCCGTTCATTCAGAACCTCTGCTGTATGAAGTTTATCCAGGACGGCGGCAAGTTGTCGGATACCGGCGTCATGGCGTCCGAGATCAACGAGGGTCACCCTCTGCTGATGTCGGTCGGGTACAGCGTCAAACTGTGCGAGGGTCTCGGCGCGCCCGAGATATGCGCGCTGCTGGCGTGCTTCGTCGACCCCGACCCGCACGACTACTCGCCCGACGTGCCGCGCGAGGTTGGCCTTCAGTACCAGCGCCTGCTCGCCATCCGCGACCACCTGCGATCGCAGGAGGTCACGAAGAGTCCCGAGGAGTACTGGGAGGTGAGTCCGTTCTGGATGGCGCCCATATACGAGTGGGCGAAGGGCGCGACCGGTCACGGAAAGTCCCTAGCGACCATCTGTATCACGTACGAACTTTACGAGGGGAACTTCGTGAAGGCGATCCTGAAAGTCCAATCCATTCTGCAGGAGTGGACGACGCTGGCGACCTACAAGCAGGACCTCGAGATGCTGGAGGTCCTGCGCGACTTCACGCTCGTGCGCGACGTCGTGGTGCCCGCCAGTCTCTACCTGACGATGTAATTTGTGTGCGTTTAATGTAAATGCCGAACATCCCTCCTAACACAGTCAATGATCCCGGGACTCTGTACAGGAATGTCTTGATATCTCAAGCGCGTCGATTGGAAGAAGAACAGCGTGAAAGGGATGCGGAAAAGAAAGCAGCAGAGGCGCAAATACAGCGCGAAAAGGAAGCAGCAGAGGTGAAGCAGCGCGAAAAGGAAGAGTTGGAGACGAAGCGGCGAGAAAAGGAAGCAAGGGATTCACTTTTTACAGGTAAGAAAAAACACCCCCATATGATCTTTTTCGATATGGAGAGGCCAAGAATTATGCGAGAAAATCCAGGTATAAGTCCTTCTCAAATTTCGCGGATAATGGCTGAGAAGTGGAGATCTTTAACCCCCGAAGAACAATCTAAATTCACCCAAGAGAATGCCGTTAAAGCGCGCGAATCAGAACTTAAAGGACTCTTCGGAGGAAAAAAGCGCCGCAAAACCCACAAGCGCTCCAAGAAGAGCAGCAAAAAACATGCAGTTCGGAGGCGCAAGGCGACTCGGAAACATTAATTAGACACACCATTAACCCAGTATGCATCCGAAGGTGACCGTCATCGTGCGCCAGTGGAGACCCTCGACGAGGTCCGCCCACGAGAGGATCTTGATTTTTTCCAGGTGCTCCTTCTCCGCGATCTCGTACGACCGCTCGTTGCGCGTCGTGTAGAAGATGTTCATGAAGTCCACCGAAACCCCCTTGCCGCGCGCGCTGTCGTACTCGCAGTCCATGATCGCGCATGCCGTCAGCAGCATGCTAAAGTCCAGTTGCTGCTCGCCGTCAAAGTCCATGTACTCGCCGCCGCCAAAGTCCGCCACCACGCGCAGTTCGTCCTTTTCTGTGTAATATCTGTAGAGTCGCACACCCTTGAGTTCGCCGAGCATGTGCACGAACCCGATGTGGACGTACGCCGGTTGGAAGTTGCTGTTGTCGCTGTCATTCTGGTACTTGTAGTTTGGCGCGTTCAGGAAGGAAGGTTGCGTAGTCATTCTGTATTGTTCTGTGCTGTGCTGTCGGGGTCGTGCTACAGACCGGCGGGCGGGCAGACCGATCCGTTTTCGCGTGTTTGGGTGTGGGGCAGATCAACTGAAAAAGTGGCGCCTACTTTCGCTCTAGCAACTCCGTCGCCCCCACGAGGGGGGCTACGTCCCCCCGAACGGGAGTTGCGAGGCACTAACCGAATAGACTTACGCTTCGGCGCCTTATTAGTTTTTATTTTGTTTTTTGAGTTTTATGCTTGTTTAGATATCCATTTGAGTGATGCGCGCGATGATGGCGGCGAGGCGACCCACTACGTTGGCCGGCGACTGCTGTCCGGCGTACATGTGGTCGAGCGCGTCGTCGATGAGTCCGAGTTCCATCTCAGAGGAGACGAGGCGGTCGCTGAGGCGGTTGAGCGCCTTGCGGTCGTCTTTGCGCTGTTGCTCCTCGCGCTCGCGGTCAGCGACGTGCTCGTCGACCTGCTCGCGCAGGGACGCCAGGCGCTCGGCGACCTCGGTGAGCGTAGGCAGCGGCACCGGCGGCGGTTCGAAGAGGTGGTCGTCCGCGTCCGGGTCCGCGTCCGGGCGGCGGTGGTGCACCTGCGGAACGACCTCGGCAGGCGCGGGCGCGGGCGCGGGCGCGGGCGCACGCGGCGCGTTTTCTTCGGACGCAATCCACCAGCGCGCGCGCTCGATCATGTAGTCGCTCGCGCAGTCCTTCTCGGGCGAATACATCGCTCGGGCGGTTATGCCGTGCACTATCCTGATCGCCTGGATCAGCGACTGATGCTCGCGAGTGCCAAGCACGTACTGCTGGACAAACGGCACCGGTCGCATCAACTTGAGATCGACCAGCGGGATCCCCGCCGTCGCCGCCAACCACTCGAGACCCTTCTCCCGCGTCATGCGCTTAGGAGCAGGGGCGTCGAGCATCCACTGAAGCGAACGCTGCTCCTCAAACACCTTGACAATATTCCGCACGCGGGCTGCCGGCCAGTTCTCCTGCGACACCTCCTCGATTACCTTTGACGCATTATACGACATCTTTCTTCTGTTCTGTTCTGTTCTTCTTCTACTGTGCTGCTTGAAAATCGCTTGGGGGATTGTATCTGTCTGTGTGGGGGCGGTTGGTATCTGGGCGGTCTCGCCGATCCGTTTTTGCCAAATCTGCGAACGAAAACGGATCGGTTCGCGCTTAGGAAAACAGACTGCCCCCCACACGACAAAGATATAACTCCCCAAAGTTATAAATAACGAGCACACTGAACGAGCAACAGCAAGAGCAAGAAAGAAACAGGATGATGGCAGCAGCAGAATGGACGTGGGATTTGGGGTATGCGGCGATATTCGGCGGCATAGGGCACGAGCGCGACGACGCGCTCGCGACGGAGCAGGAGATATTTGAGCATGTCCTCCAGCAGCAGCTCTCGGGCGACGACAGCGACGACGCGGAGACAGTCAAAGTCGCGGAAGGGGAGGAGAAAAACGTGGGAGTGCTCCACATCGTGAATTATTACACGGGCGAAGTGGTGGCAGAATCGGATCTCTGGTTGCGGGACGAGTGCTATCGCCACATGCACTACGAGCAACCGGGTCTGACGGGCAAGTTCCTCGCGTTCGAGGGCGTGCGGTACCCGGAGAAGACGCCCTTCAAACTGCACATTGAACTCGACGAGACCGTCGAGGACACGCTGCGGGTCGTGGGGGCGTCCGCGTACAAGGGCGACGTTCCGGGTCCGGCGCTCGAGTCTGTGGTCGGGCACCTCAATACCGAAGACCTGTCCGCGTCGATCATGGTCAAGGGCGCGGGCAGCATGACCTGGCGCGAGATCCTCGCCTCCAAACCCGCCGCGTGGACGGCAAACATAAACATAAACATAAACATAGAAATGAGCATGCACAACCCGCACGCGGTCGTGGTGCGGTCGGCGGCGGAGGAGGAATAAACCAAACTATAAAAATACACATAACAAAAAACACAAAAACTAATAAGGCGCCGAAGCGTAAGTCTATTCGGTTAGTGCCACGTCGCCCCCTGGGAAGGGCGACTTGAGCGAAAGTAAGCGCCACCTTTTTACATTCAGTCTCCAAAACGGATTTGTTGGAAGTTATGGAACGAGAACGTATACGAAGATGGCGTCGAACTCAATTCTGACGACAGGACCCTACGGAGATATCTACACGCGCTGCCTCTATGTCGTCACAGCACTTCCCGACCACGAACGCAAACCCCTGCAGGTCTACCGTCTCATCGATGAGTGTTTGAAGTCTGTAGAGTTCAAGGACCGCGACGAGCGTGAAAAATGCAGAAACGTCATGATTGCGCGCGTAGAACCCTATATTTGCTACGGACACTGCGAGGGGTGCGGCGCGCGCCTTCTCGCGACCGACGACTCCTTCTGCTCGCGAAGTTGCGAGGTGCGATACTAACTAAACTAAGAACACCGAAACACGACGCGCTGCTTCCACGTTGGTTTGTTCATGTCCACGTGAAAGTCTATGTTTACATCCGCACCCTCCTCGCGGTCGTTCAGCACGCTGATCATGCGGTTCCACTCGGGCACCCAGACGCGCGTCTGCGAAACCACCACTCCGCCCACGGATACTCCTGCGTATTTTTCCGTTATGCTGAGCAGCGCCAGATCGCGCCGGTGCTGCTTGCCGTACGTCTGCTGCGTGTTGCACAAGTCGATGTCGGCGCCCGGGCACTGGTCTTTCAGGCACAATTGGTTCACGACATCGACCCACCTGCGGATCGGCGAACTCGCGTGGCAGTACACGGACTTTATGGCGTAGTGATCCTCGCAGGATGTTATATTGACGTAGCGCGCAGACGACATCGCAAGGTGTCCGGGCAGACCTAGACGCGCATACTTGACCAGTTTTTCGTGGGCGGGCGCGTCGTGGGCGCGCAGGATCCCGCCTCGCCCCGTGGCTATCAAGTGCTTTGCCATCGAAATATTGTAGAACATCATCAGCGTCTCGATCCACTTGTGTGAGTCGTCCAGAGGCATGCCCGCTATATTCTCGCAAATCTCGCAGAGGGTTTTCACCGGGAAGTCGGTCGCGCTGTAGATAGAGTCGTAGGTGTGCTTCTTCTTGTTGAAGATCGTCACCTCGCGGAAGCGGAGGTTTATAGGTTCTTTATCGACCCAGTCAAACATCAGGGCGATTCCGAGTCTTTTTTGACCGGGGATCAGCGACATGCGGTATTCGTGGGGGAAGAGGGAGCGCACGATCGCGCCGTTTTCGTCGTAGAGCGTCTGACCCATGTGTTCCGCAAACATCATCCACGGGTTGGACAGAACCCACTCGCCCACGTCGGCGATTGTGATCGCGACCTTTGTCACGCCGTCCTCCTCCCAAATCGAAATGCAGTCGTCGATGTCGACGCACCCGGGCGGGTCGATGTTTATAGTGGTGGGCACGTCGAGGATAATGTCGTGGTCGGCGGGTTCGACGATCATCGGAAACGACTTCCAAGCGACGGGGGAGTACGCCAGATGGATCGCCTTGCGCTCGGCGACGGGATCGCCGCAGTTCCCGATGAACCCGCACAGCGCTCCGCGGCGAAGTCTGCCCTCATTTTCCGCATCGTCGTCCATGGGTTCGACCAGCGCAAGTTTATTGAAGGACTTGTCGCGCTCGGTGGACGCGACCGTCATCGGCGGGAAATCGCGGTTCAGAGGCGTGAAGAGGTACATCGGCACGTGGCGCGACGTCATGCCATACAAAGTTCGGTTCGTGAGTTGTAAAACGCCTGATATTTTCATTCGTACGCTGTCAGTTGCCACCAGACGAGGCATTTACTTATCCGGTTCGTTTTCATTCAGTTGTAGACAATAAATGCCTGGAGCAGGTTCTGTGTTCACGGACGGGATTCGTGTACTCGCGGGGTATCAGAACAAATCGGGAAAAATTGGGGGGTTCGGAGGAAAATCGCTCGCCGGCGAGTCGCGTATAGAAACCGCATTGCGCGAGACCATCGAAGAGTTGTTTGGCGTTACGGATGTACCCGCCGAACTGATTTCAAGGTTGCCAATAAGTCAGAACATCATTGAATACCCAGAATACACGTGCTTCGTCTACAATTTTGAGGACCTCCAGACATTTATTCGTCGGGCGGGGCGGTACATCAACAGTCCAATGTACGCCGTGTTTCCGAAAACAGCGTGGGAACTTGTGCAGAACCGAATTTTACTGGACTCTGCAGAAGTCGGGGAGTTGTACTTGATGCCAACGGAGCACTATACAATGTCGCGGTCGTTCGAGCGCGACTTGATGGAGACTAGACAGGTGTCAACGTAAACGTTCCTGCCGTTGGTTTGCTTTGCGCATTCGGGCACGATGAGCATTTGGGCGTGAGCGTCTTGACACCGCGAGCATAGTTTACGATACCCCAAATGGCAGTACCGAGAGATCCTAAAAAGAACAACCACAGGATCGTCGCCAACCAGGTCGGAACACACATCCGCGTGCGGAATACCTCGATGAGGAACCCGAACGTCTTGCTCCAAATCCACGTGACTGTATTTACAAACCACGAACTCCACGTCGCGGGTTGCGAGTAAAGATATCCGCTCATTGTTTACATGCACGACGAAATTACATACATACTGCACGTAGCATGGGCATACCGTACTATTTCGCGAGTCTCATTCGCAAGCATCCTCGCATTGCACAAAGAGTTCGATCGAAAGTGCACGCCGCCTTTCTCGGCATTGACTTTAACTGCCTCATTCACAACTACCTCGACGATGCTCGGCCTATCGAGAGCGTCCTCGAGGCGATCCAGATGATTTTACGAGACGTGTGCTCTGCCGACCGCGTCTTTATCGCGATGGACGGTCTAGTGCCGTACGCAAAGATCGTCCAGCAGCGCTACCGCCGCTTCCGCAAGTCCACTGCCGAGGTGGCGCCCGCGTTCGACCGCCACCAGATTTCGCCCGGGACGCCCTACATGCGCGACCTCGCCGCCGCCGTGCGCGCCAAGTTCCCCGAAATTGAGGTTTCGTGTACTGCCGAACCGGGCGAGGGAGAGCACAAGATCTTTCAAAAGATGAAGAAAGGCGAGGAAACCGTCATTTACGGTCTGGACGCCGACTTGATATTGCTTTCACTGCCCCATCCCAACGTGTGTCTCCTGCGCGAGAACCCAGATTTTCAGATCAAGGCGTCCGGGTTTTCACTCTTATCGATTCGGGAACTTGCAAAGGTTCTCCCGATGCCCGTTGCGCAGTACGTCGCAATGTGCGTCCTCTGTTTCGGAAACGATTTCATGCCGTCGCTCGGGATGTTTTCGTTGCGCGAGGGCGGGCACGAGCGCGCGCTCGATTTGTACAAGCAGTCCGGCAAACCCGATATGCTGACTCCCGCGGGGCGAGCACACTTTCTGAATTTTGCGCGCGCGGTCGAGCAGGGCGTGTACAAAGAGCACCACGAGAAGCATCCTGCAATCATTTCGAGCGACATGAAGCACTTTGAAGCGCGGTACGTGAGTCATATACTCGACGGACCCATAGATATGTCGGCAGTCGTTCGCGATTTTTGGAAGTGCTTTCACTGGACGATGATTTACTTTACGACGAACGGGGCGCCCGACTGGAATTACGTGTATTCATACCCCGAAGCGCCGCTGGTATCGCACATTCTGCGATTCCCGGAAGAGATGCCGAGGTTTGGAAGCGAGGATCCTGCGTTTACAGTCACGCGACAACTCCAGTTTATTTTGCCGAGCGCGTCTCTGCGCACGGCGAAAAAACGGGTTCTGTTTCCGGATGAACTCTACGACGAAGACAGCGATACCAGGATTCCGTGGATGCGCAAGTTTGCATGGGAGTCCGACCCGCGCATTTCGCTCCCGCTGTTTAGCGCGCCGCTTAGCGCAGACTGCGGAGTCCGCCAATTTTGCCTCCTCCCCCCAGCTTCAGAGAAAATCCCCTTGCCGGTGCAGTGATCTTTGGAATGCCAGGGGTGTTGTTCAAAACGCTGAGATGTTCATCGAGAGGTGCAACAATCGTGACACCTTCAAACCGCAAAAGGTTCGCCCATTCGAAGACCTTACGCCCCCAGTACTCCGATTCAACAACGTTGAGTTCTTTGATTTTTGAGAAACTGGAAATGCCTTCGATCGTGATATTTTTCATCCAGTCTTGGCGGATGTACGATAAGTAAAAGCGGCGGATCTCGGCACAGCGCGACGCAGGGTACATTTTTTCGAGTTCAGCGATACTTTCTTGGAACGTGTAAATCTTCTTGTGCGTTCGCGCGTTCACCGTATTGTGCGCCCGGAACACAAACTCGCAAAAATTCTTCCGCGAATCCCACCATTGTGGGTATTTATGAATGTATGAATCAAACATCCCAGTAAAGTGCGCCTGACACGAAGGACAAAGAATGGTTTCGCGAAACGCCCCAATCCAGCGCAGAAGCATTTGCTTTTCGCTCGCAGTCGGAGAATCCGGATAGCACGCTGCAACCGAGTGAAGGGTCGCCCATCCCAGAGGACCCCATATCTTCGTCATTGTACTACCGAATTAAGAAAGAAGTCCTGCTCCAACCGAGTCGGCGTACAGCGTGCGCAGGATCCCGTCGGGGATCTTTTTCTTGGAATCCTTCGCAACTATTCCCCGCTTCTCGAGTTCGGCGCGGATAGTTTTGATGTCGGTCTTGGAGGCGCGCGCGTGCACCTGCTTGCGCGTCTTTTCGGCGCCCTTCGGAGTTGAAAGGCGCAGACGGTGCTTGCGGGTTTTTCCCCCCTTTGGGGCGCCCTTTGGGGCGCCCTTTGGGGCGCCCTTCGGAACCGTAGGGTTCGACGACGGAAGAATGCGCGACGTGCGCCGCAGAATACCTTTCGGAAACGTCTTCGTCGCCACTCGCGTGCGTCTGCGCTTTCCTCCCGTCATGCTCGACGACGACGCCACAAAGTTGTTTCCGGCGATACCCGGACCCGACGGCATACCAACCGGGATCGTGTTCTCCGTGATCAATCCTGCTTTGGCGAACGTGTCCCCATGTTCCCCAACCTTGGTGATTTTTACCGGACCTCCTGACATAGACTCTTATACAAAATGGATACAAATTTACGGCGAAGGGGGGATAGTAAGAAAGGAATACAATGGACGCGGTTCGAGCATACTTCCGGAAACAAGGTATTTCTCGGTTCAGCGAGTCGCAAATTGAACCCTACGAAGACTTCCTCTACAGCAAACTTCCCCTCATTCTTCGCTCCACTCCCCCGATTGTGGTCTGGCACGAACAAGATGAGGCGACGAAAAAGTACAAGTACGAATTCCGACTGTCGATGGATAACGTCACCTACATGAAACCGCGCATCCAGGAAGCGACGGGGCGACTGAAGCAGATGCTGCCGCACGAGGCGCGCATACGCAATTTCACCTATGCAGCACAGATGTTCGTCGACATCAAACTCGTGGTCCGATCCTATTCGGGTCCGTCGCTGTCCGAGTTCAAGGAAGAGCAGAAACTGTTCGAAGGTATCTCGCTCGGCAAAATCCCCGTCATGCTCGGTTCCTCGCTGTGCGTCCTCAAGGACTACCCGCTCTCGCTCGCGGACCTCGGCGAGTGCACGCACGATCCTTTTGGATATTTCATCATCCACGGCGGCGAGCGCATCATTCTCTCACAGGAGAAGGTCGCAGACAACCGCATCATGGTCTTCACCAACAAGAAGACTACCACAAAATACACGCACAGCGTCGAGATGAAGAGTCTGCACGAGAGTTTCACGCTGCCCCCGAAGAAACTCGAGATCCGAATTTCTGCAAAATTTAATGGGTTGGGGTACCCTCTGCACGTATGCATTCCGCGCTTCCGCGAGGACGTGCCGCTCATGGTGTTCTTCCGCAGCATGGGCGTTCTCAAAGACCGCGACGTCTACCGCCTATTGGATTTGCCCAGCGCAGACGACCACCTCGCCGCCTCCTTCAAGGAGTGCGCGGACATCGAGGTCTTTACGCAGAGCGAAGCGATCGCCTATTTGACCCACCACCTGCAGTACCCGCCGATGACCGAAGACAAGGCGCCGCACGTGATGGGTTTGCTGCGCACCGAGTTTCTCCCGCACTGCGAACTCGCCGGCGAGCATCCGCTGGATCCCGCCATTCTGCAGGCGCGCAAGGCGAAGACGCTCGCATCCATGGTCCGCAAACTGCTCGCGATTGCGAAAGGTTTGATGGCACAGGACGACCGCGACGCATACCCCAACAAGCGCGTCGTCACCACGGGCGCGCTGCTCACGCACTTGTTCCGCCAACTCTTTCAGAAGGTGTGCAAGGACATCCGCAGCAAGTTTGTGCACGAGATCAACAACGACAACTGGAAGAAGGCGGGGCGACCGCTCGACTGCCTGACGCTCAGCAACCTCTACAAGATTCTGAAAGTCTCGTCCATCGAGGGCAAACTCAAGCAGGCGCTCGCCACGGGCAACTTTACGGTCCAGGGACTCGGGACCTCCAACTCGACCTCGCTGTCCAACGCCACCAAGTCCGGCGTCTCCCAAGTTCTGAACCGCATGTCCTACAACGCCACGCTCTCGCACATTCGGCGCATCCAGACGCCCGTGGAAAAGTCGGGCAAGTTGCTGGCGCCCCGCAAGTTGAACGGATCCTCGTGGGGGTTCGTGTGTCCCGTCGAAACTCCCGAAGGTCACTCCGTCGGCATAGTCAAGACCATGAGTCTCATGTCGACTCTCACGGGTCACGTGCCGTCCTTCGTCATCCTGAACGTTCTGCGCGACATTCCCCAGTTCACCTGGTTGGAGAATCTGTGGACGACGGGCGAGGTTGCCGTTCTGGTCAACGGCGCGATTCTCGGGTACACACAGCACCCCGACGTGGTGCACGCCGCGCTGAAGGCAGCAAAGTATTCCGCGCGCATCCACCCCCAAGTGTCGATCGCATGGAACATTCTCGACAAGCGCATCATCGTGGAAACCGACGCGGGTCGTCTCGTGCGCCCCCTCTTCCGGGTCGTGAACGGCGCCTTGCTGCCTCGCCCGAGGGGAGAGGAAGCGCAGGACTGGATGAACTGGGTGCGCTGCTGCATCGAGTACGTCGATTCCAGCGAGTCCGAGACCATTCGCATCGCGATGTTCCCGTCGGAAGTCGCGGCGCAGCACACGCACTGCGAGATTCACCCGCAGATGATTCTCGGTCACATGGCGTCGATCATTCCACTCTCGAACCACAACCAGTCGCCACGCAACGCCTACCAGTCCGCCATGGCGAAGCAGGCGATGTCGCTGTACGCCTCGAACTATCATAGGCGCATCGACAAGAACGGGTACATCCTCTGCTCGCCGATGCGCCCGATCGTGGAGAACGAGATCATGTCCATCCTCAACATGCAGGAGATGCCCTGCGGCGCCAACGCCATTCTAGCCATCGCGTGCTACGGCGGGTACAACCAGGAGGACTCCGTCATTCTCAACCGCGGATCGCTGAACCGCGGGTTCATGCGAGGACTGTACTACACAGTGTACAAGGACGAGGAGCACCGCAACGTGGCGAGCGGGCGCGAGGAGCGCTTCTCGAAACCGCGCCAGGAGTCCACGCGCGGGTACAAGAACACCTCCTACTCTGCGCTGCAGGACAACGGCATCCCCCAAAAGCACTCTATCGTCCAGGAGAACGACGTCGTCATCGGAAAAGTTGTGAACCTGAAGTCCGACCCCCACGGGTTCCTCTATCGCGACCTCTCGAGCACGCACAAGAACGCCGAACCGGCGCGCATCGACGGGGTGTGGCAGGACAAGAACTCTGACGGGTATCCCTTCGTCAAAGTCAGAGTCGTGAGCGAGCGGGTCCCGCAGATCGGCGACAAGTTTGCGACGCGGTCGGGACAGAAGGGGACGTGCGGCATGATCCTCGACGAGTGCGACATGCCCTTTACGGCGTCGGGACTGCGCCCGGACATCATCATGAACCCGCACGCCATTCCCTCGCGCATGACGATCGCGCAGTTGCTGGAGACCATGTACAGCAGGATCGGCGTGCGCTTGGGCGCGCTCGGAAACGGGACGCCCTACGAGCATCTCGGACTTGACGACCTACGCACGCACATGCGCAACCTAGGTCTTCATTCGTACGGAAACGAGATGATGTACAACGGCATGACAGGCGAGATGATGCCCGTGGAAATATTTATCGGGACGACGCACTACCAGCGCCTGAAGCACATGGTGATCGACAAGATGCACGGGCGCGGTCGGGGTCCGATCGTCTCACTGACGCGCCAACCGTGCGAGGGCAGGTCGCGCGACGGCGGTCTGCGCGTGGGCGAGATGGAGCGCGACTGCTTCATCTCCCACGGCGCCGCGGTGTTCACGAAGGAGCGCCTCATGGACGTTTCGGACCCCTTCACGACGGGCGTGTGCACCAAGTGCGGGTCGCTGTCTACGGTGAACGAAAAAGACAAGATCTACGAGTGCCGATCCTGCGGCGTCAAGACCGGACTGGAGGACCGGACGATTCCATACGCGGTAAAGTTATGGTTGCAGGAACTGGAGGCGATGCATATATCTCCTCGGATGGTGAGCGAGATTTAGTCTTGGTCTTGCGACTCTTGCGACGGTAACTCGCGCGCTTCTTCTGTTTGCGCGACTTTTTCGCTTTATTCGCGCGGCGCTTCTTGCGACTGCCTCCGTGGGAGCCGCACATCGGGCACCCGCCTTCCTTTCTAGGGCGATTCGCGGCGGGGGGTTCTTCGTCTGGTTCATCCTTGCTATCCGAACCTTCTCCCGGTATCACAGGCGCCGCCGCCGCATCTGCCTCTGCCGCCGCACGACTGCGTTTTTTGCCCGCCAAACTTTCAAGTCTGGGCAATACGGCAGCCGCAACAGCAGATGCATCAGGTGCGCCGGCTGCTGCTGCTGCGCTCCCAACCGCGGCGGCGCCTGCTGATGCCGCAGCACTCGCGGATTCGGCGTCACTTGCTTCAACAACATTTTCCACCGCCATGGCGTTTGCGTCGGCAATTCGTTGTACTTGTGCGGCGCGCGCCCCGCCAAGACCTCTAAACGCCGAACGAACTGCTTTTGCTGCGCGACTTCCCGCGCTCGCCATCGCGGGTCTCGTAGACTCCAAAGCGCCCACAACCCGTTCAGGCGCTCCTTCGATTGCGGATACCACCGCGTCTCCCGCACTTGCGGTAGCGCCAACGCCCACGCGCGCAACCTCGACTGCGCACCTTATTCCAGTCCGAGTAAGCGCCCCTACCGCCCGGGACGCCACGTATACGCTTGCAACACTTGCCCCCAGTCTACCTGCAGACACCGCGAAAGACCCCGCTGCTCCCGCATTCTCTACGGCGCTCATTAAGATGCTAATTCCGGTGGGAAGTGCTGCATTTATTGCATCAATCGTGTTCGCTGCACCGGTAAGGGCAGCACCTGCTGCGCCTGGCATAAGCAGACCTGCTGCCGCAGTAGAAATTGCTACCGCAGGTAGAAGATCGGCGCCCACGACGCGCTCTGCCAAAATATTCATCTGCCGCGTTACATCTTCCGATCTCGGAAGACCGCGCGCGCACGAACGGAAGGGGGAAAGAAACAGGCGGAACGCCGCCGTTGCTAGTTCATACGATGAACTTGGCGCTTCTGCAGCAATAACCGCAGCACCCGCCCCGCCGGCGGCTGGATTTTGCGCCGCTTGGGCGATTGCAAGTTGCGCGGGGAGACTTGGCGCTGCGGGTGCCGGCGCCGCTTGGGCGATTGCAAGTTGCGCGGGGAGACTTGGCGCTGCCGGCACTTGTGCGGGTGCAGGTGCCGGCGCCGGCGCAGAACTGGAAGCGGGCGAAGACGTTGATTTCCCCGTTGGAAACATCCCGCCCACTTGAGCGCCTTGATCCGTTTCGGAGTCTGACTCGGAGTCGGAGTCGGAGTCAAAACCGCCGCCCGCCATGCTTTCATCGCTGGCGCTGCTCGGAGCAAACCCGACGTTCAGAGAGATTATGAAACTGATCGCATTGTCCACCATTTCAACACCCTCGTTGTGCTCGGCACTCGCCAAGATCGTCGCAAGTTCGTTCTGGTCGGGGGTCCCAGTGCCGCTGGCTTTCAGAATGGCACCGTACATGCACTCCGCGAAAGCGCGCTGGGCGGTTCCTAGTTTGTCTACCGTCTCGTTTGTAGGAGCAGTAAAGTTAGCATGGACTGCCGACGCCCACGCCCTCTTCGTCGCAGTGCAATTGCTCCCCGTTTCATTTGCCGACTGAAACGTATCCGCAGGAATCTTGTACGCTCCTCCGTCTTTAGCAAACATCAGAGTCATAACCATCTTGACAATCGTGTACGTCCTTGACGATTTTGCAGACGGCGCTACCGCCGCTTTTCCCAGCGCCCTAAGTTCGCCATCGCCTGCTCCAGGTTTACCCCCTACGCGCTTCCGACCACGCCGCACCTTTACAGCGCCGCCGTAGAGTGCGTCGCCGCTCCCACCGCCCGTCTGAATATCCGCAGGTGGCGCTCCTTGGTCCATTATCTTTCCAGAACACAATCTTTCTGGAAAAACGGATTTCGTCCGCTCTTTACTGAGATGATGCATATACCAGCAGCACGGCAGAATGAGTCTCGAGGTCGTGATGGGTCCCATGTTTTCCGGCAAGTCCTCCTTCATCGCCTCCACGGTCAAGCGCCACCGAAGCGTCGGGGCGCGCGTCCTCGTCATCAAACCAGGCAGGGACAACCGCTACTCCCTCGACCCCGAGATCGTCACCCACGACGGCGTCCGCGTGCCCTGCTACACCACCAACACCGACCTCATGAAAGTCCCCAACGATATAACCAAGAGCGTGAACCTCATCGTCATCGACGAGGCGCAGTTCTTCGACGACCTCGTGCTGTTTGTACGGTGCGAGGTCGAGAACTTCAATAAACACGTCGTCGTGGTCGGTCTGGACGGCGATTTCTACCGAAACCCGTTCGGTCAAGTGCTGAACTGTGTACCGCTCGCCGACAAGGTCACGCGCCTGACCGCTCTGTGCACCCGCTGCCGCGACGGAACGCCCGGACTCTTCAGTCACCGCAAGGTAGCACAAGGCGGACAAGTTCTCATCGGCGGCGCTGAATCCTACGAACCCCTCTGTCGCGAGTGCTACTTATGGCATAGGACTAACTCAGCGTGAGAATTGCATTCGAGGTCACAACCACAACCTCGTTGGACACACTGATAATTACGCTTGGTGCGAAATTCGTAGCGCCCGTCGCGTAATTTGAAGTGTTTGGCAATTCAGGGTTCCATTGGTAGCGCCAAACAATGCCCGTTTTTCCCACGACGTACACGTACGACGCGTCGAGAACCGGTATGGAATTCGAGGCAATGTTCATGAGCGGATAATTCTCAACATATGTGTCAATCTGCACATACCCTGTAGCGCCCAAATCTGTAGAAAAGAATGCGCGCGTCAACTGAGTCGCGCTGTCTACCGCCAGCGTAATTGGCGTCGTTATGTTTCCGCATAGGGTGGTCGTCACAACATCCGTCGCGGGTTCGGTTCGGTCCAGATTGATGGCGCACAGATTGCTCCCCGACCCAAAGTATATGCGATTATCAATTCCCAAGTTCGGCGAACCCAGAATGGGTCCGGTGTTTACGGGAATGCGCAAAATTGTACTGCCGTCTTTCAGACTGTACGAAAACATATTACCTTGTTGCGTGCCGATGAACACGTTCCCGATCTGCACGTTCGGAGATGAGGAGTAGGTATCGCCGTTCGACAGCGGCGGAGTACTCCACGCAACACTTCCATTGCTCGACGAGAACGCGTTGAGGTTTGAACCGTATCCCAGGTAGACGTTGCAACCATAGTACGAGGGCGTCAAGTCCAGTGCAACTCCCAGATTTTTCTGCCATACGATCGTCTGACTGTTTCCGTCGAGCATGGTTAGCACGCCTTCATGACTTCCGAATACAAGGGTACGGTCTGTCAGCGAACACGCCGGACTGGAGTTGAACGTTCCGCCTACATATGTAGACTGTATGCTTGCGCCCGCGGCAGGATAGTTGTCGGAATAATATACGTTGCCATTTTTTGCTCCGAGAACATAGAGACGACCGCGGTAGTCCAGCGCCGGCGACGCGGCGGCAGATACATTAAACGTCAGTGATTTTTGCAGATTCAGATTTTGGACACGCGTCGTTGAAAGGTTGCGCGTACGACTGATTTCCTGCGCAGACGCACCCGAATTGGGCGGGCGGACCGCAGTCGGAGGGGGTGGGGGTGTAGGATCATCCGGTTTTTTACCGCGAATAGGTGTGTCCGGGCACGGGTACGGAGGTGACAACTTACATGACACCTCAATATCCTTTAATGATAGGGTACGATAGGGTTTATTCGGAGATCCCCATCCAAATCGTTCACGGGGATTATAGGGTACGTACGCCCTCTTGCAACTTCCGGGAAGAAACAGACCGCATTCATACTGTTGTTGTCTCGGAGGAGCAACAGACGGGACGGGGCGGGGAATATAGATATACCGATTCAAATAAATTGTGTACGAAAGGTCTTGATTCATCGTGGACATGTATAGACCACCGAATGTATCGTACGTAATCGCGTTCGTGTTGCAAAGCGTTCCTTGGGCGGCAATCACGTACTTTTGTTGTGTTTGCGTTTGCAATCCCAGAACGCCCGACTCCCCCGAAGGGTTCGTTATAGCGTACGCCAGCGTACCGTTATAACTGCTGTACGCGTTCCCTCGAAATTGAACACCTTTCGTTCCGGCAAAGTATATGTTACTCAGAACCGCCTTGCTTCCGGACGAATAATTGTAATTGTACATTCGCGCATTCTTCGAGTCGCTGATGTAAATCGTGGTATTCGGAAAGTCGAGCGTTACGCCATTGATAAATGCGTCGTATGTACGCGGTATCTCTGCAACTTGCGTTGCGAGACCGCTGCCTGCGTCCGACGAATAGATCTTGGACAGATACGATGCGCCGTACGAAACAAACACAATCCTGCTGTCCGGCGTTGCCACAATCCCTCCTTGATTTGCACTGTCGCGCGTATAACAGTTTCCAACGTTCACGACCGATAGATTGTTCGTATACGAGGTCGTGGGGTAGAACTTGTACATCGGAAGTTGGAAGCAGTTTTGTGGAGAATTTACAAACAGATACTCGTCTGTCACAGAAAGACCCGTAATGGGTGCCGAAAGACTCACACCGGAAATCGTGAATTTCTGCTGCGTGTACCCGACTTCGCCTTGACCACGGGAGATGTCATAAATATAGAGTCCCCCCTTTGCGTCGCCTATGAACAAATACACGGGCAGCGTTCCTTGTTCATAACTATCGAGCGCAGTTATTTCGTTGGGTACCGATATGTTGGACAGTACCGTTAAGACGTTTACTGCGCTCATATTACAGGTATGGGCGAATTAAAACCAGAGAAATTGCATCGTGAATAACGGCGCTCCAGTACGCAGCATGCCACGACGACTGGAACCCCAGAATCGCCACGGCAATAACAACGATGGATCGCAAGAATGTGTTGATGAGAAGGTTGGCAGTCGGGAATTTGAAGAGCACGTCCATTTCCAACATAGGTGAGATTATTTTTTGCCGGTAAAAAACGCAGTTAGGCGCGCTCGTCCCCGCCCCGAAAAAAATGTCTCGCGGTATGACAAACAAATATGGGTGGTGGTCTTATGCAGCTCGTCTCGTATGGTGCGCAGGACATTTATATCTCGGGCAACCCCCAGATCACGTTCTGGAAGGTGCTCTACAAGCGCCACACGAACTTCGCCATGGAGTCGATCGAGGTGACGTTCAACGGCCAGGCCGACTTCGGTCGCCGCGTCACGGCGGTGATCTCGCGTAACGCCGACCTGATGTACCGCACGTACATCCAGGTCACGCTCCCGCAGATCTCGCTCCTCAACTCCCAGGACCGCTTCCGCTGGCTCAACTACGTCGGTCACCGCCTGATCAACACGGTGGAGATCGAGATCGGCGGTTCGCGCATCGACAAGCAGTACGGTGACTGGATGCAGATCTGGACGCAGCTCACGCAGCCCCTCGGCACCCAGGTGTCGTTCGACGACATGGTGGGCAACAGCGCCGACCTTGTGCTCCTCAAGGACGGCAGCGGTGTCGCCCTCGACGCCACGTGCGCCGCCTCGGAGGCCACGAACTCGTGCTTGTCGCGCGCCGGCACGCCCATCAAGACGCTGTACATCCCGCTCCAGTTCTGGTACTGCCGCAACCCGGGTCTCGCGATCCCGCTCATTGCGCTCCAGTACCACGAGGTGCGCATCAACGTCGAGTTCCAGCAGAACTACAACTGCTGCTACGCCGACCGCGCGCCCACGTCGTTCACGGTGCTCCCGACGCAGCCCACTGCCGGCATCAACCTCGGCAACGGCGTCACGTCGATCTCGCAGCTCCAGCTGGTCGCCGCGTCGATCTACATCGACTACGTCTACCTCGACACGGAGGAGCGCCGCCGCTTCGCCCAGCAGTCGCACGAGTACCTGATTGACCAGCTCCAGTTCACGGGCGACGAGACGGTCACGGCGTCCTCGAACAAGATCCAGATGAACTTCAACCACCCCACGAAGGAACTCATCTGGGTCGTCCAGCGCGACTCGTTCGTCGACTGCAACTCGCCCCCGACGCCGTGGGTTGCGGAGGCGCTCGGACAGCAGCCGTTCAACTACTCCGACGACTGGTCCACGGAGGGCATCGTCACGGCGGTCCTCGGCCGCGGCGCGCTCGCCACGCAGGGCGCCGTCAACACGGCAGCGGCCAACGGTGTTCCCGCCTGGAGCATCTCGGCGGGCAGCGGTGCGCCGAGCGCGGGTGCGGGTTACCCTGCCGCCTACCTCCCGGGTCTCGGTGCCGCGTCGGGCGCCGGTCTTACGACGGGTTCGGAGATCTACGACAGCAGCGGTGTGCCGCAGGATGACTCCTTCTTCGAGGGCACGACGAACTACCTGCTCGCGAAGGTCATCCTCGCCTCGAACGTCAAGTGCGAGGGCAAGAACCCCGTCGAGGTCGCCAAGATCCAGCTCAACGGCCAGGACCGCTTCGACGAGCGCGAGGGCCGCTACTTCGACAAGGTGCAGCCGTGGCAGCACCACACCCGCACGCCGTCCACGGGTATCAACGTGTACTCCTTCGCGCTCAAGCCCGAGGAGCACCAACCCAGCGGCACGTGCAACTTCTCGCGTATCGACAAGGCCACGCTCAACCTGACGCTGTCCGTCAACACGGTGCGCTCGCAGCGCACGGCGAAGGTCCGCATCTACGCCGTCAACTACAACGTGCTCCGCGTCATGAGCGGCATGGGCGGATTAGCTTATAGCAACTAAGCGTAAGGCGGGTAAAAAGGTTAAAAATTAAAACATAAAGGATCTCTTCGCCGAGATTCAATGTAGGCGACAAATTACCGTCTACATTGAACCCTTGCCATCCAAATCAAATTACCATTTAAACCGGTTACTTGATGTCGTATATATGCGCGTAGTAGTGTTATGTGGGGGGTCCGGAACCCGCATGGAAGATTATTCTATGCCAAAACCTCTAAACATGGTATATGGCAGACCCTCTATATGGTATGTACTTAAAAACGCACCCGTAGATTCATTCCATTTTGTGGTGGCACCTCATCTCAAAAACTACAATTTTGAACAGATTGTTCGGAACGAGTTTAAGTTAAAAACGTGCACATTCGCATATCTTCCTTATTTCACGAGAGGACCTATTGAGTCTGCATTTCTTGGAACTCGGGACATACCAGAGACATCAGAAAATGTTGTATTCTTAGACAACGACGTGTTGTACAATTTTCCGGATGACATGTTTACCGAAAAAGACACCGCGTTTCTAGGTTATTCTCACGATTTTACAACAAGTGAAAACTACAGTTTTATGACACTCGATTCGAAATCTAGAGTAACCGCGTTTAAGGAAAAACAGCGCATATCCAATCTTTTCTGCTGTGGCGTATATGGTTTCAAGACAATAAAACAGTTTCGTGATATTGCTCTTTCAATATTGACTGAAAGTGATAAACAAAGCGAATTATATATGTCCATTGCTTTTCAAAAATTTATTGAATACAATGAACCTGTATATGGCGTACAATTTGCAGGTAAAGTTTATCATATCGGTTCATTGAATGAATTGAAAACATCATGGGAAGCGATCCCGAAACAGAATATGCGAGTTTGCTTTGATCTCGATAATACGCTCGTTACATATCCGCAAGTTCCGGGAGATTATACAAGCGTGCTTCCTATATCGAACATGATCGAACTTGCTCGCCGTCTGAAATCAGAGGGTCATACTATAATTATTTATACTGCTCGGAGGATGAAAACTCATTCTCATAACGTAGGCGCCGTATGCAAAGATATCGCTAAGATAACATTTGAAACGCTCGATTTGTTGGACGTACCCTACGATGAAATTATATTTGGAAAACCTTATGCGGATATCTATATAGATGACCGCTCTGTGAATCCATACTCTCAAGATGTATCCTTGATGGGATATATATCACCGAAAAATGCTATACCTCCCACGAACGGACTGAAACCAAATAAGCACAATACTATATCCGTCGAAGGAGGTCTAGTCGTAAAAAAAGGGCCTACTGTTTTTCTGAGAGGTGAAGCGTATTACTATCAAACAATCCCAGCAGAATCTAATATTTCAAAATACTTTGCAAAATTTATAGATTATATAGATGGACGACTTCGAATCGAACAAATTTCAGGAGTCCCGCTATACACGCTATATCGAAATGGGTTAATGACATCAAAGCACGTTGAAAGTTTGTTTAATTTCATAGACGTTCTCCATCATAGAACTGCGCCCATACATATAACTGTCGAAAATGTTAGAAACAATTATATAGAAAAACTTCGAAATCGCTTTAAGAAAGACGAAGACTATCCGTTTGAAGATGCACATACCATCCAAGCGCAATGCTTGCGAGAACTAGAAATACACCTTTCGAAAGATGATATTAATATCGTCCCTTTCATTCACGGAGATTTATGGTTCAGCAACATCATCGAAGAGTTTAAAACTGGATGTATAAAGGTATTGGATATGAAAGGATCTGTAGACAATATTCTCACCACAAACGGAGATCCACTGTATGATTATGGAAAACTATATCAGTCCTTTTTAGGTTATGATATTGTTCTGAATAACGAAAGCATGCCTACAAATAGCGAAGAACTTCTTACAGAATTCATAACACACCTTAAAGTTCGAAATATAGAATTGAAAGCACTCAAAACAGTTACATTTTCTCTTGTTATGGGTACGTTTCATTCCATAGATTCCATCGATACGAAAAATCGCGTATGGAAATGGTTAAAAGATATATTTTAAAGTTCTATTATATCAACTATAACATCATTATAAGAAAGAAGTTGGTCTCGAAGTTCTTGAACGTAAGGTCCTGCATACAGAAATATTCGAATCCGCTGTCCTTTATATTCTTTCAATTTATCGTATGGAAACACCGTATAGTTAGTACCATATACTCGTTTGTATTGTTTAGTGACATCGTTGTCTAGAAATCCTGTCAGTGATTTGGGCTGCATGTAGTAATGCACTAGTTGTCCAAAATGACCTCCGGGCGCTATGAAAGTTACTTGATATGTATCGGAAATATTTTTCTCAAACCGCAAGTTAGCGGTTTCAAAAATGTCCTTGAAAGCGCCCAAGTAATCTTGCGGGATAGTATTATCAATGTGTTCAATTGAACTACCGAGTTCAAACATAAAAAAATATGAATGTTTTTTGAATTCAGTAACCGATTTGCATTCGTAACCACGACATCTAAATAATCTACAAATAAACCTATAGTTCACAAAAAATGTGTGCTCGTTACTAACGCAATACGGGGATTTCTGTTCCAACTGAACATCCATGTTCGGTATACTGATAAAAACCCGCTTAACTCCGCAACGTGCAATATTGTCTATGAACTTATCGGGATTATAAAGGTGTTCAAATACGTGCGATAAAATAAGATCACATTGATTATCAAACGCGTAGTCCTCACAATTTGCTAGTATAAATGGTACATCATTTGTTTCCTGCGTGCATATGTTCATTATGCGATAGTTTAAATGCGTTAGGAAAGGATACAATGTAGCAGGCGTTCCTCCTATTTCGATAGCATCGCTACCTATATAATTATGTATCATGAACTCTGCAAATGTCGCGTGGTGTTGTTTCCACGTTGGTGTATTGTAGGTTTGGTTGTGGTTATTTTTGTAAAGAATCAGCGGGTCGATCAAAGACATTAATTGAACGCAACCACATGAATCACATGAACCAAACTCTTGATCTGATACGACATCTACACTTTCATCAGGAGGGGACATCGTTACTGGAAAATCTTTACGAACGTAAAATGTACGTAAAGCGTGACCACATATAACACAGTTCGTTCGTCGACTCATTTATATAACTATATCAGTGGTTATATAAATACATGGTGAAATCGTGTGCTGTAATTCAAGGTCAAGTATACCCCCAAATTGTCAATCAACTTATAGACACATATAAAGATTTTCCAGACAAGATACTCTCAACATGGTCATCCGAGGACAAAGAAAGTATTGATCTTTTAAGAACAAGCGGATTTCAGATTGTAACACAAGAAGAACCCGAATACAAAACTCCAGTAAACTACATGACAAAGTCTTTACAGAAAGGAATAGAATTTGCAGCGATGTTGGGGTATACCCATGTGTTTAGAATGCGGACAGATGTAAGGTGCAGTGCGTTTTCTAAACTTGTAAATATACTGGAAACTGATTACTTGCTCGATAAATTGTCATTCATAATGTTATGTAAAAACACATCGGATGGCGATTCATATTTGTGTGATCATATAGTATACGGTCCTATATCTGATGTTAAAAGGTACTTTTCTGCACGTCAGACTGTCGTGGATACTCGTTACTCCGAATCTTTATACCAAGAACAATATTTTGGAGTTTCTACATCATCGGTATCGTATGACTATTTAAAGGACAAGGTTCAATTTTTTCTAAACAGATGCAGTCGCGAAGGTATTGAATTTCATTTTACAAAACCAATCTATGTGGACCAAGGGGACTTAGTCCAGAGATATCTATGGTGGAATAAAGAACCATCTCTTAGGGTTCAAAACTCATTAAAAAATATTGTATAACCTTAAATATGAAAATATGCGTTTGTTTAAGAGGTAAACACTATGAAACCGATTATGTTGATTACAGAAAGTCATTTGAAAATTATAAGGAACTCATAATCAACCCATTTATCCAAAAAGGTGATTCGGTGGATGTATTCATTGCAACGTATGATTCAAAAATCTCATCAGAATTACTGTTGGACTACTCTCCAAAAAAGTATATTTTTTTGAATGAAAATATTCAAGAATGCAAAGGTACAAACACAAATAACAGACAATGTGATTTTCATATAATGCTCATGGATATGCTGAAAAATCATGATGTAACGTATGACTTAATTATAGACCTTCGATTTGATTTGTTTTTTAAAGCAAAAATAACAGATATGAATATTGATTATGAGAAAATAAACATAGCGTTTCAACACACATCTGGCAACTGCGATGATAATATTTTTGTCATTAAATCTAGACATATAGATATACTTAAAAACGGGTTCAGGTCGTTGAAAGATGCAGGTGGAATTACTCACCAGATCAATAGTTATCTTCCAACCGAAACTATTCATTATATAATTGATTACCGTATTGGAGATATATCGAATACACAGTGGACTTATTGGAATATCATGAGAAAGGACGGTATACAAACTTAATCATAGATTTGGAATGTCAAGAACGACACAGTATACAGTCATATGTTGTTATGATCGGATGTACTCCACTTTCATTAAGACATCCATTAAGACCCGTCGTCGTGTATGGAAGAGCATTCATGAAATATTGTAGGATTGTGGAATGTCTATAACGATTTTCTACATTTTCAGTAATGAAACTATTTAAACAAATATATCATTTTTGTATAAATGAGTGTGTGTATTGTCGTAGCAAAATATAAAGAAGATATACAATGGTTAAAAACTCAACATAAAGTCATTATATACGATAAATCAGATACGCCTGTTCCCGGTTCGATACATCTTAAAAATATCGGAAGAGAAGGTGAGACATTTCTTTACCATATAATAAATAATTATGACAACTTGGATGATGTAACCATTTTTATGCAATGTAATCCGTTTGATCATGTGCCCATGTTGGTGGGTTGGAGGGCGATCAAATCGGATGAAGAAAAACGTAAATTTTGTGAAAAATTGAATACTGAAATAAATTCGAAGTCAGAATTTGCATCTCTATATAGTGTGTTATACGATCATCCAAATTTTACAAACGGTTCCGATGCAACATCTGCCGCTAAATTATATTTTGGCGAATCATATGATTGTTTTACATGCTCACCTGGCGCTCAGTATATTGTTCCTAAAAAATACATACTTAGTCGACCACTTTATGTTTGGAAAGCACTACATCGTGCGATGTATGTTACTCAGACATTAGACGCATGGTGTATGGAAACCTTATGGTATGTAGCATTCAATGGAAAAATGAACGAAAAGTTTGGAGACCATGACACTCAAAAATCGTTATGTATGAATGGCAAGTTTTCCTTTAATCATACTCCATATACATATTACGATTTTAAAATTTGATTATATATATCAGATTTGTGGAATGTCTATGATAGATTCCACCGGGACTCCATCGGTGCAATTTTGATATGCGCGTGTTATCGTATCTTTTAGTATAACATCCAACGAAGACCCCGCATCGATATACGTATTTCTAGGGTTCGCTTTGTAGAGTTTATCGATGAACACTTCAGAAATAGGACCGGCACACACTAGAAACAGCATTCCTGAATAGCGATTGGCGAGTTTGCTCATTTGTGTGAAATAGGTCTCATATACAGAGTCCCAAATGTTTACGAGTTTATCGGGTATTTCAACGTGTTCAATTATGGCAACCTTGCCAATACTGCATTCTTTTGGTTTCTTGCACGAAATCAATACACACTCGCTCTCGTAATTTGACAGAAAGTCCAACCACGCTTTGTGGTTCTGGTTGACAAGTACGTTTGCAAATGTAATGTTTGACTTGTTTTCAATTGAATTCCAGTAATATTCGAATGACGGTTGGTGATCCGAAGGACCTGAAACACCGTAATACACATTTGTCCGGTTGTTCTTCAAACTATCCGTCAAGTGAGAGTGTAAAATTGAACCACTGATGAATGTCCAATTGTCGCAGTTTGTAAGTGTTTGGTTCATCAAGACTGCTTTTTCACCGTCTGCAAACCTCAGAAGCGCAAAGGGTTCCCTCTTTCGAATTTTATCCAAGAAATACTCGAGACATTTCGAATAGTTCTTAATGCACGCCTCTCGTGTCCGAATTGTTTCCAGTCCCTTGCGCCTATAATAATCGAGAGCAACGCTAAATGTAGACGGTCCCCCCAATTCCACATAAGTTGAATTCCAGTTTCCGTACTCGACCGACTTGTCATAATCAGCACCCCATATAGATTTGTCTGAATCGGGATGAGGTGGCACAACAGTCGGCACAAACAAATACTTACGGAGTGCATAACTCAGATGCATGTCTTCTCCGCATTTTAAAAACTGTTCGTCTATGTTTGGGACATCGCGTATTAACGTTGAGACCCATTCACGCTTAAAAAACCATGAATGACCGACAATATCGACAATTTCCGGTTGAGAATTATTTGCACCCCAACCACGACGTTTATCGTTGTGATATTGGTATCCTGCACCAAAAGTGACCCCCACTGTACCTAGAAGTGCATTGTGTGTTTTCATAGTGTTTACGCAACTTTCAAACCATCTCCTAGCGGGTATAGTATCATCGTCAAACACACATACGTATTGACCTGAAAGAAGGGGATATAGCGCATAAAATCGCGCCCAAACGCCCATATTGCGCGAAGATGTAATTACCGTCATTTTTAGAGAGTCGTCTTTAGCAATTTCCATGAGTTCGTTGTAGTTCTCATGACCGCTATTGTTCCACACAATGATATGCTTTGGAGGAATCGTTTGGTTTCGAACAGCAGTTAACTGTTCCCTAAATACTTTAAACCGCTTCCATACGTTAAGGACGCACGTTATTTCAGTCATTTAATGATTAAACGTGTATTCCCGTAAATACGTTTACAATGAATGTTCTCATATGCTTTGGAACCCGACCAGAGTATATCAAGGTTAAATCGTTAATTGAAAATATACCACATGTGAAAACATGTATGACTGGTCAACATACAGACCTACTTGCCTGTATACGTGCGGACTATCTATTGAACATTGAAAATTCTTCACCGAACCGTTTGAACAATCTTTTCATAAACATATTGAAACACAGTCATGTATTTGAAGGGGTGGAATATGTACTTGTCCAAGGAGATACGACATCTGCAGTAGCAATGGCAATATCTGCAGTTCATCACGGTAAAAAAGTAATTCATCTCGAAGCAGGACTTCGTACGTATGATATCGATGACCCTTTTCCAGAAGAACTCAATCGCCAAATCATAAGTCGGATTGCATACGTGCATTTATGTCCCACAGAACTCAACAGGCAGAATCTCGCGCTCGAGAACATTACGAAAAACGTATATGTAGTGGGAAACACCGGTCTAGATTCAATTCATCCGGGAGGTTGTACATATGGTCAGACTATATTCATAACTCTTCATCGCAGGAAAAATGTTGAAAATATTCACGAGTGGTTTAGTCAACTGGATTCAATTGCTTGCGATCATGCAGAGTATGATTTTGTGATAGCATTACATCCCAACCCAGAGATACAGAAGTATAGGGGTCTGTTGAAACATGTTCGGGTTATAGAACCCCAGTCTCATGCGGATACTATAGAAATTATACGCCATTGTAACTTTATAATTTCTGATAGTGGAGGTATTCAAGAAGAGTCAAGTTTTCTCAAAAAGAAAATTATAATTTGCCGTTCAAGTACCGAACGACCGGAAATCTTGGGAACAACTGGTCTGTTGTGCCCGTCTCCGAATGAGTTGAGACGCTGTTTCGAAGTAGTGTCGCAGAATCCATACACATCGGATGATTGTCCCTTTGGCGACGGAAAATCATACGTTAGAGTTAAACAGGTTCTAGACGAATTAACTGATTTACAACCACACTAAATACATACACAAAGCAACCGATGTCCGATACCCTGAACCGTTGTTTCGAAAAACATTCGTTCGAAGAACTGAATTCTATCGATCTACACATGCTTATTTCTGCAGTTCGATTCGGACTACAAAAGTGTCCAAGTGCATCTGTCTTCTTTGACGTAGGATGCAACGCGGGAAGTTTCGTGAAGGTTCTCACTGGATTTGGAATATATAAAGATATCCACTGCTTTGAACCGCATCCTATCCTCTCCCGAAAGGTTATCGATGTCTATCCGCATGTTACCATGAACGAAGTGTGCATAGGGAGTTCAGAAGGAAGCGTGGATATTCATATCCCGATGCATAGCGTTGGTCTCAGTAGTATCATACGGCGCCCGGTGTTTTCTAAACTCAATCAACCAATTACCACACTAAATGTCAAGTGCACAACAATCGACGCCTATTGTAAGGATCGTGGAATTGATAGTATCGACTTTATAAAGATTGACGTTGAAGGTGCGGAAAAACACGTGTTTCTAGGCGCAAGGGACATGCTGGCAAGTAAGAAAATCAAGTGCGGCGTGTTTGAGGTCGGGGAAACACTAACCGACGCAGGTACATCCGCAAGTGAAATTTGCGACATGTTGACAGAGTATGGGTATACAATCAATAAAACGCTCAGTTCATCGGATTTTGTATTTCATGTTTAAGGTTTAACCAGTTTATTCGTAGCAAACACAATGAAACTTGTAACACTTGGTCAAGGTCACCATAAAAACTGGAACGGCATTCAACTGATGTGCGCTTCCATGGGTATTGACTTTGAACTTGTGACAGATGCGTCCAGACTCACGCGATTTGACTACGACATTCTGATTTCTGTATCGCGATACCTTCACCCTGAACAGTTTCCACCGCACGTAAAGGTAATTATCGGACCTCATTTCTTCCCTGAATCTCATACCGGTATGCATGGACCTCTATGCAAAACGAGCGAGCGGGCAGTATTCAACACCCTTTCTCTTTGGAACGAAAAGGCGCATAATGATCTATACGGTTCTCTTGTCGTTCCGATTGTTCAATTTCCGTATGCCGTTGACGTAGACAGATTTTCTGCAAAACCTGCAGACTCTGCTGTCTACGACTGCCTGGTCTACTTTAAGCACCGCGACCCCGCGCTTTTACATCGCACAGTAGAGATACTGCAGGCAAAGGGTGTTTCACATCGATGTATTCGCTACGGTTCCTACTCGGAACAGCAGTACATGGACGAACTAAAACAGTGCAAGTTCATGCTCGTCATTGACGGACACGAATCACAGGGGTTCGCACTGCAGGAGGCGATGTCTACAAACACACCGCTCTTAGTCCTTGACGCAACCTCATTGTTTGACGAAATATTGGACGACGGTACCTCGTATTGGAAACAGAAAACAACAAAAAACATACATGCGACATCAGTACCGTATTGGTCGGACACTGAATGTGGAATTCGCATCACCGATATTTCCGATTTACCTTCTGCACTGGATACCATGTCAAATTCGTACCAAACATTTACTCCGCGCGAATATGTTGTTCGTACGCTCTCTCCAAAAGCGTGCATGCAACGAATTCTCGACTATTTTGGTTTAGATATATCAACCCACACAAATAAAACTGATTAGTATGAACACCATTCATACATTCTACGTAAATCTAGATAACCGGGCAGATCGTAAAGAACTTGTCGAACAGGAACTCGCAAAGATTGATTGCACGTTTGAACGGTTTCCTGCTATTCTCCACCCAAATGGAGCGGTCGGAGTCGGTCTTTCGCAAATTGCATGCTTGAAACTTGCAAAGGAACGCAATCTGCCTCAAATCATGATCGTCGAGGACGATATTTCGTGGGTTGGAGACGTAAATTTAGCGCTTGAAAATCTAAAAGAGCAAGAGTTTGACGTAGCACTGCTTTCCTCTGTGTTCGAGGGAATATCAAATCCTGTACGAGTCAACGATATCTTTGTACGTTCTGCGCGAGTACAAACGGCAGCAGCGTACATATGCAAGCAGCATTACTACGATACGCTTATCCGGAACTTTGAGGAAGCGATACAACTGCTTCAAGGTGGAAAGGTTCACCCTGACAAATGTGCGATAGATCAGCATTGGAAGGTTCTACAGGAAAAAGACAGATGGTTGTACGCCCATCCAACGATTGCAGTTCAACGCCCGGGGTACAGTGATATTCAAAAAGCGTATGCCGACTACACTACCGCGTATCGTCGTCGTCGTTAAAGATAGACTTTGCGTTGATGGTTATGTACTTTCCACCCGGAATACGAGTTGCAGTGTATCCAATCGAATGGTCTTCGAACAATTGAGTCTCGAAAAAGTCGCGAGACGAACATACGACATCTGCTGCTTTGCGACTCAAAAAGTAAAACCTCCCCGGGCAGTACGCGGTCCCCATCATTTTAAACGGGTTCTTGAATTCGATGTCTACATTGGGGTAGTGATACGTGCTAATACTATCTCTAACCTCTACAAACTCACCTCCGTAATCATTCGGTCTCATATCTGTATGTATGAACGACTGCAGGTTGTGTAGATTACACTTCATATCGTCATCTGTTTTCAAAATGTACTCTACATCTGGAAAGAGTTGCACGATCGCACGAATAGAAAGGTGTGACTTCATTGGCAACTTTTCGTAGGTGTCCTTACACTTTACAGTGAGAAGGTGATTCTCTGCATCGTGGACGTATTCGGTTTTTAATTCAGGATCGCCAATTACATGGAACCACGGAAATCCAAGTTCCTTTGTCCACGTTGCGTTTTGTATGAGGCGCTTTCGACTGTACTTTTTACAGTTTAGAATAAACATACATGTATTTTTGGCGGTGATCATTTTAAGCAATAGTGTATCAATATGTAAATGCCCGTCTCTTCAAACGTAACGTGGTTAACGAACGATATGTTTCCGGAAACAACGAAAAATATTTTTATTGCTGTTGACCACCCTACAGTATTTAAAAACCCAGAAGCGTCCATATACCTCGTAGCGTTTGCATGCGAACCCGAAGCAATTTCGCACGGCAGGAGTATGTTTATAGAGAACCACAAGAACTACGACCTCTTGCTCACACACGATGAAGAAATACTCAAGCAATGTCCCAACGCACGTCTATGTGTGTTTGGATCGTGTTGGGTTTCGCCGTCTGTGTACGAGTCTATAGATGTCCCGCGCAAACAACCTCGGATCTCATGCTTGACAGGTTCGAAAGAGTTAACACCCGCACATACCTATCGCAAGTCTCTGTACTCGAATCAACTGCGCATACCGTTTCCGATAACCTGGTTTCGGTCATCAAAGGGGGAACCATTGCCTGCGCATCAACACAATCCGATCGTTTACGACGATAAATCTGTCCTGTTTTCAGACTTTCAGTTTTCAGTCGCTATAGAAAATTCCAGACAGACTCATTATTTCACGGAAAAACTCATTGACTGTCTCGTGACGAAGACGATTCCAATTTATTACGGTTGCCCAAACATCGCCGAGTATTTTGACACGCGGGGATGGATTCTTCTGGAAACCACGAATATTGACGAGTTTGTATACAAGGTTCACAACTTTCTACCCAAGTACGAGGACTGTACTAGTACGATCGAACATAACTATCGAGAAGTGATGAAGTACAAGGACTGTGCGGTAAACATTCAGCGCGCCATGAATTTAGGCACCTGAACCCCTGCAAGTCTACCCCATTGCAGAACATCGGCAAGTGACGAAACTTTGGACATAATATCTTTTTCGGCGCCGTCGAACCACCCGGAGTAATCGGCATTATGTCCCTCAATGTCGCTATAACTCTCCCGCTGCTCTGCCATAAAGGGTGTCACTACTTTGACACGGAAGGTCTTGAACATGTATACATCGATCTGCTCATTCAGCGTCGCCTTGTACTGTATGAGTCGGTCGTATGTGTTTACGACATTCCAGAGAGTCCAGTGCGTCGTAAAACCATGAGGCAGGTCGTGGAGTTTTACGTGTTGGGTGGAAAGAGGTTGATTGAACGTCGTGCCATTACGCGCTCTAGACGTAGCGCCCAAAACAACGTCCCATTTGTCACCATGCAACGAGAGTTTGTACATGATCTCATTCCATAGTTCGAGAATGGCGCGCGGGTGGCGATTTCGCGGAGTGCAGTCGTCTTCCCAGACCAAAACCCAGGGTTCGCCGCGCGCCCGCGCTTCTTCCACTACCTTGATGTGCGAGAGAGCACACCCCTTCCACCCGGGACTTTCGCGGATCGCGGGAACACGCACGAGGGGAAACGCGCCCTTCCAATCTTGTTGAATGTTATGCCATCTGTCGATGCGCTCATCCAAATTTATCACATATGCGGTAGACATTTACTCGTATATTTCAGATGCTATAAAATGCCCTGCACGATCGTTCCGCACCTTATGGGGGGTCTCGGAAACTGGTTGTTCCAGGTGGCAGCAGCAGTGAAGTTTTCACAAGACGCGGGCGTCGAGTATGTTCTCGTGAAAGAACTGAATCACCGATCACCTCACGCTCCCGAAGCAGATTACCTTTCAACAATTTTTTCGGAATTCAAACAGCGCGACAAGTTGCGATATGTAGGCGGCAAAGAGTTTCGCGAACCCGACAATTTTCGACACACGTACGACTATGCACTTTCCGTATATAACCTGCGCAACCAAGACATAGACGCGGTTCTCACTGGATATTTTCAAAACCACTTGTTTGTTCCCAAAACGTTCAAGCACATGCTGACTTTGCCTGTGATAGATTCTTCAAAAGTTCGCGACACGTGCTTCATACATATTCGAGGCGGGGATTATGTGAACCACTCCTTTCACGACCTTAAACTCTCTGTTTATTACCAACGATGCATTGAAAAAGTCCGAAACGAGCATGGTATCAGAAAGTTTTCGATTTTTACGAACGATAAACCGTACGCGCTCAAGCAGTCGTTCATTGAGAGCATAGATTATGAATTCGTTGACGCTTCCGAAATAGAATCACTCGTGCTAATGTCGGAATGCAAGGCGGGAATCTGCGCCAATTCGTCGTTTTCGTGGTGGGGTGCGTTCTTGAACCCGGCGAGACCTATTTACATGCCGTCCAAATGGTTCAACAACCCAGACATGGAAATTTCCGGGTACTACTTTCCCGGAGTTGCGGTATTAAATGTCGCATAATATTTGGGGTAAGATTAATGTTCAGTCAAAACATTAGAAGTATAATTCGCCGTCATGTGAATCATCGGACGACACCTTCTACACATGAACCGTATCAGTTTCAAAAAAATTTAGAGGGTCCCTTCTCTTTCCCGCTTATGACTCACGACAGTTTGAACTTCATAGATATATCTTCAATCGATCCCGACGCGAAATACACCTACAACGGGGGAATCGTTCGGAAAGATGCAGATACGCTCCGTTTATTCTATCGAAGAGGTGTCGAACCAAAAATGATGCGTGACACCATTGCGACGTGCCTCCTTACGAATGACTACACGCCCGTACCTGATAGTCATAAAATCGTATACACGTACTCAAACGCTGAATTAATCGCCACAAACGACGGACACTCCTTTCGTATGCACGGAATTATACACAACGGGGAGCACTGTGAAGATCCTCGCGCTATTCTCCATAACGGCGCGTGGTTTGTCATCTACACCGACGGGTACCGCATGGGTGTAGCAAAGTTGGAGTTGGACACCTGCAAAACTATATATACCCATTATCTCCAACCGTCCGACGTCATTAAGAATAAAGAATCGGACGGTAGGGAAAAAAACTGGATACCGTTTTCTCACGAAGACGACATCATGATGCTGTATTCCGATACTCCTCGAATCATCTTGCGATTTCATGATACAGGAAGTAAATTGGAAATGCATCCAATACATTCCCTGGGACCGCACACCATTTCAAAGGTCGGGAATATTCGAGGAGGCGCTAACCCCGTCAAATATGACGACGAAGACCATATGCTATGGTTTTTTCACACCGCAAAGTCGCAGAAGTACAGCATGGGCGCCTATGTTACAAAAGGGTACGACATGGTCGTGAAAGTAATAGATATACCTATACTAGAAGGTGCGCCGTGGAAAGGACAAAGACCGATGGAAACCACTATAAAAGACAATGTGGTCTACCCGTGCGGTGCGATAACCACTCCTACCGGATGGGACGTATCTATGGGAATATGCGACTACAAACTTGCCATACTCCACGTGCCTCGGTCTCTACTCGCTCCGCTGGTAAACCTTCCAACTACCCGAGTCGTAGAGTTCGACGTACCCCTTCTCGACTAGGAGTTTCTGCGCTTTCTGAGTCGTCGGCCAATTCGTGTCGTCAAAGACCCAGATACCGCCAGGACGGATCTTGTTACAGTAGAGTTCGACTTCCCCACATGATATTTCTTCCGAATGGTTGGAGTCCTGGTGCAGCAGGTCAATAGTCCCGTCTTTAAATCTGTGAAACACACTTGTCGATTTGTCCCGCCACAACTGGACGTTCTTGCGGTCATGCTTGTCCATCAGGTCGCGGGTGTACTTGTAGAAATAGTCGTAGTCGATTTTCGCCCACCAGTCGTCGTTCGCCTTGTCGTTCGTACCTTCGAGCGAGGCAGGTGCCGACCACGCATCCACGCCGATTACCGTGGCGTCAGCACCTGCTGCCACGGCGATCGGAAGAAGACTCTTTCCCGCAAACACTCCAAGTTCAAGACATGTTTTCGGGTTGTAGGTTTCCACGACGTCTACGAGTTTGAGCGCCTTTTCGGGTGTGCACCATCCGTCGAGTTTGGCGTACTCGGGAGATTGCAGGTACGTGCGGAAGGCGGCGTCCATTGAACAACGTTGCGTTTCAATTTAATATCATTAAACGCATCTGTTAGTAAACTATGAACATACTAGACATCCCTGCGTTTGTAATTAATCTTCCGAGAAGCGCAGACAGACTGGATCTTGTAAAGCGCAATATATCAGAAGCGGGGTTTACAGACGTAACGATTTTTGAAGCATTAGATGGACGCGATAAAAAAGCAACTGCAGATACTTTAATTATGTTTGGCATTCCAAATATAGACCAAGAGGTGTCTACAGGGCAGTTGGGTTGCATGCTGTCGCATTTCAAGGTGTTAAAACACGTTATTGATAACAATATTTCTCATGCAACGATATTTGAAGACGACGTACATTTTCACCCAGAGTGGAGTAAGTTGCATACACAGTATCTTGAAAAGACTCCAATCGACTTTGATATTCTATTTATTGGAAATGGCCTTGATAGTTGTCGTACTATAGATAGTACACACGATATAAACGAAATAACAATAGAACCTGCATGGTGCACGCACGCTTATGTTGTTACTCTCGAAGGCGCAAAAAAACTGTTGAATAGTCTTTTGAACTGGAATTACAAGGAATTTAACCACGGAAGTCGAGGGAAAACCCTTACAGGTCTTTATGCTATCGATATTATGATTGTAAATATCGAAAACAAATGCATATACGAAAACCAACCGAAACCATTTACGTGGTATTCTTGGAACGGTACAAAGTATCCATGCGCGTTCAATAAACTGCCAACCACCGGAAATGGTTGCAGGAACACAGGATTGGTATTTCAAAATACAGACATGTTTAAAACTTTAGTTGGAGAAGACGGTTATATACATAATGATAATTTTTACGATGAGAGTGGTAAAATAATAGACACTTCGGGATATGAAACTACGGAGCAGTGGATAGCAGATAATTTTATATCTCCGAACGCAGTCGTTCTTGAACTTGGGGGGAGACTTGGCGTAGTAGCAACCCATGTTAACAAGCGATTAAACAATACTCGGAATCATTTTGTTGTTGAACCCGACCCAAATGTATTCAATCGGATGTTCCGAAACCTTGTATCTCACAACTGCAATCCCTATGTGTTTAACGGAGTCATATCAAACAAACCGCTCTATTTTCAAGAAGCAGGAATAGGAAGTCGCACTCGTGAATTACCCTGCTCATGCGAATCGTTCATAGTTCCAAATAAGAGTCTAAAGCAGGTTATTGAAGAAACTGGACTACAATTTGATACACTTGTTGCGGATTGCGAAGGTTGCCTAGAAGGGTTTTTCGACGAAAATATTGACTACCTCGACAACTTTAAGATGATTACGTATGAAGAGGATTATGGACATGAATGCGATTATGAAAAAATTAAAAGAATCCTTGCGGAGCATCATTTTGTATGCATACGACCCGGAGGGCACTCTGTTTGGGAACGACGACCCCCGGTTCCAGCGCCCGCCCCCCCTCCCCGGGTATTTGCAGATGTCATTAAAATGCCCGACATTTCATCAACGCGCAAAAAGTTCTTTTGGAACAAACGGTAGTGTTTGTTTTCATACAAAATATTTATAACGTATACATAAACATCGCGCGATGTACTCATATAAAAATGTTGTTCTTATTGTAGTATTTACATGGGCGAGAGACTGCGTTCATGTAAATAGATTACGTAATCTTTACGAAGCGCATTTTAAACGAGTTATCTTTTATTCACATACTGCTGAAAATGCTTCAAAAGAACAAATCGCAGATGGAGTACATTACATGGATATACGCAATGGATGGAATGTTATTCGAATATTTGACCATTTTGCAAGCACATACGCCCACGAAATCCATACATTAGATGGTGTATTTTATAGTATGGATGATAACATCATAAACGTAAATATTTTAAAGTTTTATAGTCCAAGTAAAATTCTTCATTTATTCAGTAACCCCGCTTGGACCAGTATGGTTCCGGGTCATCCAGACAATCATAATGAAATGATGGATGTTGATACTCACAACGGTTGGCATTGGAGTGGAAAACATATAAACAGTTTCAAAGAGTTGTTAAAAGACCCAGAATTTAACGTGGAAAAATACGGTAGTAAATGTAGGGGTCAATTGGGCGATTACTTTTATCTTCCGATTCGATATGTACGCGAAACTTTCAAACTATTTACACTTTTTGAAAAATACGACCTAATGCTTGAAATCGCAATTCCAACCGCTATTCGTATGATAGAACCAAACGAGGAAAATTATCATAACTTCAAAACCATTGAGTTATGGGGAGAAGAATATCGCAGCGCATTGCTTCATAAAGAATTAGTATACGACATATTTATTCGTCAATTAATGTTGTTTGTGCACCCGATAAAGTTTAACCATAACCCAGAAGCGCTAGAATGGATTGAAGATATATTTTCAAAACCTAGACAGAACGATAAATGCGTGGTAATCACAACCATAAATGGAATGACAGAAGCAATAAGGAAACATATAAACTCAGACTACGACGTTATAGTTGTTGCAGATAAAAAGACTCCCAATACATTTCGATTACAATCTCCTGAAACTTATTATGAAAAAACTGAAGAAGTCAAATATACGCTTCGAGAAAAGAGATGTATATTTATGGATGTAACACTGCAAAATTCTTTGTTCGATAGATTATCAAAGTTAATACCCTTCAATCATTACGGTCGTAAGAATTTGGGATATCTATACGCGATTTTACAGAGGTATACTGTAATATACGAAACCGATGACGATAATATACCCAACGACAACTTTGATATTTTTGCAAATGCAGTTGAACTTGAAGATACTAAACATACGTGGATTAATATTTTCAAGTACTTTACAAATAACGCACATATATGGCCTCGTGGTTACCCGTTGTCTCTGGTTAAATCTAAACCAGAATTTAAGACTAGCGAAACATCTATTGTGCCATCCATCGTAATCGGACTTGTAGAAGGTGATCCGGATGTCGATGCAATATTTCGTCTTACGCAAATAGGCGATATTGAATGGGAAAAAAACAAAGCAGTAGTTGTATCAAATAAAAATATCTGCGTATTCAATACTCAAAATACATTCTGGACTGATTCTTCTATATTTATAACGATGATACTGCCTTGTTCAGTAACATTTCGATACTGCGATATATTAAAGGGAATAGTAACTAACATTGTGCTAAAATGGACAAATAAGCGAATCATGTATACGTCGCCAAATGTTATTCAGATTCGCAATGATCACAATCTTATAAAAGATTTAGAATCAGAACAACCAATGTATATTTCAAACGAAGTTATTTTAAACTTTATTGAAGATGGTATAACATGCGAAGATGACATAAAAACAATTCTTAGAAAGATATACAATAATCTATTTGTAAAAAAAATTGTTCAACAGGTGGATATAGATATTCTTGAGGAATGGCTACAATATTTCTAAAACAAATACAATGGTATGTATAGAAATACACAATGTGTTTACTATTGGATATAAATGTGAATCGTCTGGGTTTTTAGACTTTTTAGGTGTTCAAAAATATTCCTCCCCGTTCTCGTTTATGCTTATAGATATAAATACATCACTTTATTTTATAGACACCGCCTTCACAACATATACAGACAAGGATTCTTATATCGATACTTGGAGACTTCCACTTAAATTTTTTGGAGGAGAATGGGGGTGTTACCATATACACAAAGTTTCAGACACTATTACTGAAGGAACAGAAATATCAAGACTTAATCAGATATGTGCATGGAATCATCATAATATTACTGATGATGAAACTGCGGAACGTATGGGCAGACGTTCTCGTCATTTATTACATTTACTTGAAACTACCCCAGAAACACTTTTATTATTTTATATTGAAAAACTGCAGTGGTACGAAGAAGGAAAGAGCATATACTTTGATGTAGATCGGTTAAAAAACTATAAATGTAATTTTTTAATATTAGTTCCGGTGAGAAATTTTGATAAAGAGTTGTTCATAGCGTATGATAATAACAAAATCAGGGTAATTTATATTTCAATTCCAGCAGAAGGTTGGGAAATACCGCATAATAACACAATAAAGAACATGTTAAATGAACTTTTTGCATTCGCCATCAAAGAGAGAGATCCTCAATTTTCTGGTTCAACTCAGAAGAATTAAATATAATTCCATGAATCCATTTTCATGAGTTGTCTAACCCAAAAAAATAGAACGGTTTCCCGTTCATTTATTTAGTTTTTACATTTCTGCATCTACGCGACTGGCGCCTTCGGGAAGTGCGCCTTGAGGTACGACTGGAGGTTGAGGTACGTGACCGTGTCCTTGTCCGTCACCTTGAGGAGGCGCGACAGGACGCCGTCCGGAATGATGCGGCGCTTGTTCGAGGGGTCGAAGCAGTTGTTCGACTTCACGTACGTCGACACGAACTTCGTGACCTCCGTCTGCGAGCGCTGCGAACCCGCCGGGAGACTCATGAACGTGCACAACTCCGCGGAGAGCGCGCGCGGCTTGAGGAAGGCGTTCTTCGAGCGGCGGAGTTCGTGCGCCGCCTTCTCCTCGGGCGTCATGTCCGCGACGTCCTTCTTGACGCGGCGCTTGCGGCGCGCATCCTTGACCTCGCGCGCCGCCGTCTTGGCAGCGTTGAGGGCGTCCGTGATCGCCTGCTTGAGGTCCGCAGACACGCGGGCGCGGATCTGGCGGATGTTCTCAACGACCTCCAGGAGCGTCGGGGCAGCGCCCGACGCGGGCGCGGCATCCGCGGCAGGCGCCGCCGCAGGAGCAGCGGCGACCACGGGGACCGTCACCTCCGTCTTGGCAGCGACCGCCTTCTCCTTCTTCGCCTTGGGAGCGGGGGCGGCAGCGGCAGGCGCCGCGACGGCGGGGGCGGCAACGACTGCCGGGGCGGCGGCAGACTTCTTCGTCGACTTCTTGATCTCCTTGACGGTCTCGGCAGCGGCGCTCATGTTTGATACAGAGTGAGAAACAGTAGAGGGCATTCTAACGCGGTTGTGTATAGTACATCGCGCGACGACGTAAATAGGTTTGAGTGCGATTTTATTTGTTGCGGAGAAGCAATGAGCAGTTACGGATTCGGACCGTCCAAGAAAGGACGCATTGCAGATTGTAGCATGATGACGCGGAACGTCAAATTAAGCGCACAGGGTGCATCAGACGCGACGTATTCTGGAAACCCTACGAAAAACCCCTTTCGACTATCTGCTGCCATACTGAATGGAGGAGCGTACGCTTCGGCAATCGTTGCTCAACAGAATATGGGGGTTCTTCCGCCGCCCCCTGTCGATAATGGTCCCCAAACTTTCCCATCCACGTATAATTTATTTTCTCCGTTTAGTGTATCAGACTGGTTGTTGAATAACGGTTACTCTAGCGAATCGACAACCCCGGTCGGAATTACTATGATGACAGCATCTCCTTTCGTCCCAAATCCAGGGTCGCCAAGATCGTCTTCTTTCTACACGAAGTATCTACTCGACCTAACCAAATCATTCACACTAATTTCAACATTTTTAACGAAAACTGGTGGCAGTCCACCGCTCGACGGATTCGCCGTGGCGATTTCGGCAGATCCTCGTAGGTTTGGAGGAAACGGAGGAGGATTAGGTATATTCGGGTCTAGCACCGGTTACCCTGCCACAACATACCCCGTAGTCGCCGTTAAAGTCAATCTGCTTGGAACGCCGCCAGACACATCTCTAGAAACCGCAAACACATCTGGAACAGCACCGTCTGGAAGCGCAACATCCATTTCTAGTATAGCATCTAGCATAACCAATACCAACAACCTCACCGTAACTGTTCGTTTGGTATATAATTCTACGCTAAAAACCCTTTCGTGGACTGTAAACGACGGAACGAATAGTGCTGCAACTACATACACGAGTGTAGACCTTTCAACTCTGTTAGGAGTGAATAACGGATACGTCGGAGTGGGAGCAGGCGCAGGCAGTGCAATCCAACCCGTCTTTCTCACCGGAATGACGTACGCACAGTAGATCTGTTTCTTACCTACTTTTTCAGCAAATCTTTGGGTCCGGACGGGCAAAAAGATTTTTTGGGCAAAAGGGGGTATTTAACAAACGGCAAAAGATATTGAAATGATAAATGGCCATTTATCTTGAAAAGTTGAGGTCGAAAAAAAGTTTGCAAATCGCATTTTGAGTCAAAATTTGAGGGGGGGGTATGCCGATTTTTTCTGTTTTCTGAGGGTACCCCCCCTCCTCCCAGCAGGGGCAGACTTTTGAATTTGAATCCTTAATCTGAAACTCACTCTGGATGACGGAGAGGCCATTCTGAAAAAGGGTTGCATCCGTTTTAGACCCCCAAAATCTCCAAAATCTATCTACGAGGAATGTGCAAAAAGAAGGAAATGTCCGAGAGCAAATTTGGGTTTGTGGACCACGTGGTCTACATAAATTTAGATCACCGAACGGACCGGTGGGATCAGATCCTTGCCGAACTGGCGCCGCACTTCCCCCCGGAAAAGGTCACGCGGTTCAGCGCGATCCGCCGCGACAACGGGGCGTTGGGGTGTACTGAGAGTCACATTGCGGTCCTGGAGATGGCGAAAGCAGCAGGGTGGAAGAACGTCCTCATTTTGGAAGACGACGCCATGTGGATCGCGGAGAATTTCGAAGAAGCGTACGCGACCCTCGAGCGCCTTGCAGCAGGTGCGTATGACACCATCATGCTGAGTTCGGCGTGTGCACGGTGGTACATAGGGTCTCTCAAACTCATAAGTGCACAGACGGCGTCTGCGTACCTCGTGAACTCGTCGTATTACGACACGCTGCTTTCAAACTTTCGGGAGTCGAAAGATCTGTTCGAGGTTTCCAACGACGGTCCAAAACATGCACACGATCAGTACTGGAAGAGGTTACAGCAGCGGGACAACTGGTTCGTCGTCATACCGAGTCTGATGAAACAGAGACCTGGGTATAGCGATATAGAACGGAAAGTTGTAGATTATAGTTGAACATTGTAGTTGTAGGCGCAGTAGTATGCGGTATTAATGTAGGTGGCAAACTCGCACGAATCCCACATCTCGACGAGTACGGAGAGCAGGACGGTGGCAATGTCGAGACTCAGGTGCTTTTCGGTGTTGTAGGTGTGCATGATGTTGCGGAGGTTGCGCAGAATGGTGTGATACTTTTGCATGTGTGCGTCATTCCAGTAGCGCGTGTCCTGAATGATGGAATTTATAAGCACGACGAGGGCGGGATATGACAATGAAATAAAGTGCTCGTGGTGGATCGGGAAATCAAACTCGCGAAGGACTTGGCAGATGCGCAACCACCGGTTGTCGCGGATATCTGCAGTCGTGACCAGCGCGGGTTGCCCCTCGTGGTAGAGGGGTTTACGGAGTCTTTTGCGGTACCGCACAATCCTGCGGAGACGGCACGTATCTTCTTTGGAAAAGGGTGTGCGCGTGTAGGGGTTTTGCACTTCAAGATCCTTCTGGGACCACTGAAAGATTGTGCGCTGGTCGAACCACCAGATCTTGCCATCCTCCTCGACCGAAAAGTAGTTGGAGGGGTGGACGTCCTTCTTGTCTTCGCAGGTGACGACGTCGGAATCGTTGTGGCACTCGCGCCGGTCAATGGCGCCGGGACCCGCGAGGTCGTTGTACGCCCTGACGTTCCCGCCACGCACGACCGCCTGAAACTTTGTGATTCCGCGAAGCGCTCCTGCCGTCACCCACGACCGCACGCGTCGGGTGCGCATGTGCATGCCGCAGTACATGCAGTTCGTGAGGGCGTTCTTGGTGCACCTCTCAACTGATTTTTTATTTTGGCATGCAAGGCACTTCATATTACGCTTATTCGAGTCCGACACGAAAATATGACGACAAAACGGATCGGGCGGATTTCGGGGGTAGAATAGCACAGACAAGAGAAGAAATGGCAGCACCCGCAACAGTCAACGTTTGCAAGATCAATGCGTCCAACATCACGTTTTCGGAAGTCAAGAAGAACAAGCAGGGCGGCGGGTCCGTCTCCTTCAAGTACACGAACCAGAACGTTCAATTTCGCTTCCCGCAGTTCATGTTTCCGGGCGGGGTTCTCGTGAAGGACAATCAGAACAAGGACGGCAGCGTCACGACGTCCTATACGATGTCAGCGAGTCTCCACGGGTGTGACCCGTACGGTGCTGAACCCGCGGCAGGCGCGGACGATGTGCAGAAGGCGTACAACTTCCTGCGCGAGTTTCAAGAATCAGTGATCAAGGCGGCGGTGGACAACAGTCCCAAGTGGTTCGGAAAGAAGCGCGAAATCGGGTCGATTCGCGATTCGTTCAACAAGTTCCTGAGCGTTTCGGTCGATAACACGGCAGAGGGATGGGTGCCGAACGGCAAGTATCCGCCGAGTCTCAAGTTCAAGTTGCCCGTGTACGACGGCAAGGTCTGCACGGACATCATCGACGACGCGGAGAACGACGTGATTCTCAAGTCGCCGACGGAACTGCCGGACGCGTTTGGCAAGGGTTGTTCGGCGAAGATCATTGCGCAGGGCAGCATCTACATCATCGGGCAGGCGTTCGGTCTCACGTGGAAACCGTCGTTCGTCCAGGTGAGCAAGCGGCGCAAGCAGACGGCGCGCGACCTGTTCCGCGAGGACCAGGACGACGGCGAGACTACGGCAGCGCCGCCGGCGGGCAGCGCGCGCGCGGCGTTCGCGGCAGCAGACGATGACGACGACGACGACGATGCGGCGCCAAAGGCGGGCGCGGGCGCGGGCGCGGGCGCGGGCGCGGGCGCAGCAGATGACGACGACGACGAGGTGGGTTATGGCGGTGTGGTTGAACCTCCTGCTTCGGCGCCCGCACCGGCACCGGCACCGGCGCCAGCGTCGGCAGCAGCG